CATTTGGATTACGATGACTTCGGACACTTCGTCAACCGCGAGCACGATGGCCAACAGCGACACTCCCGCCTTGAGCTACGTGGGTTTTCGCTACTCGACTTCCGTTCCGGACGCCGGGTGGACCGCTATTTCTGACAACGGAAGCGGCACGCCCGAGACGACCCCAACGGGGGTTTCGCTCGACACAACGGCGTCCCAGATTTTCCGAATCGAGTGGGACTTGGGCGCAACGAGCGTTCGGTTCTACATTGACGGCGTCTTGGTTGCCGAACACAGCACCAAGATTCCAGCGTCAGGGACTCTCCTCGGCGTGGCTCACATTCTCCGCGAATTGGCGGGAGTGGTCAAAGCCTTCCGAATCACCATCGCCAAAACTCGGGCCTCCATCATCGCATAACTATGCCACACTACCCAATCGACCTCGGAAAAAGCTACGGCAAGCCAGAAATGGCCACTATGCCCGCTCCTACCTCACCATCCGAAGACAAGCACTACCCGTGCCTCTACTTGGACTGGGACGAGAAGTATGAGCTGCCCGACTCCGGCACCATGACGATTCGCTTCCGCAAGAAAAGCGAGACGAACCGCGAAGACGACCGAGGCACGCACCAATCTGTTGAACTCGAAATCCGCGAAATCGTGGACGTCGAGGCCGATAAGAAATCGCGCAAGGAGAAATCCGGCAGCGAAGCTCTCGACGAATACAAAAAGGAAGTTGAATAATGTTCCTCGTGCGCGAAATTTGGTCGGAGGCCAAGCGGATTTTCCGTCACTGCGATGAAACGCAGCTCTACGAGAAAATCAGCGACTCCGTTGAACTGCTCGCCAGCAAGGGCGAGATTGACGCGCTCACCGGCTACGTGGACATCTGCGTGGACTGTGCGCAGTGCATCACGCTCCCGCGCGAGGTGGAGACGGTCCTCGCCTTGAACCTCGACGGGCACCCGACTCTCGGGCTGAACCCGCTGCACACTTTCCACCTGAACGGACCCGGAGATTTTCAGACGGTGTGGCGCTCTTGGACGGACGTCGGGAATTTTCCGACCTACCGTGACCTGCCGTGCCCCGGCAAGCTCGTGGCCTTCCTAGACAGCGAAGAGGACACCGGCAAAGAACTGCGCGTGTTCGGACACGACGACCAGAACCGACCGCTGCGCACGCAAGTTGGCGGCGTGTGGTCCGACGGCTATCTCGTCCCCACGGTTTTCGGTTTCGCACTGCCGGACGTAAACGCTCCGACCATCAGCCGCATCAGCGCCATCGTCAAGGCGAACACGGTTGGCAACGTGAGGCTCTCCAGCTTCGACAACTCGAGCACGGTGAACAGCTCGACCGGCACGCTGCTCGGAATCTTCGAGCCTAATGAGACGAAGCCGATGTATCGGCGAATCAAACTTTGGCGCGGGGCCGACTGGGTCCGCATCATGTATCGCAAGCGGAGCTACCGGCTTTTCAGCCAGTATGACCGAATCAATCTGCACAGCCGCCTCTCGCTCGTTCTGGCGATGCGCGCCATCCGTTTCTACGACGACACGGACATCGCGAACGCCACGACCTACGAGGCGCACGCCGTTCGCATCCTGACGGAGAAAGAGGGCAGCCTCGAGGGGCCAGCGCTCACGCCGATTCAGGTCAACGACCGGAATAGCATCAAGAACAACGGCTACGACGAAGTTGAATAATGGCAACCGCGACTTTCCTTGAAGACGGCGACATCAGCTTCGAGGTGGGGATGGATTCCAACTCCCACCCGATTAAGCTGCCCGCTGGAAAATACGCGCGAGGCGAGAACATCGTCAACCGCGGGGGAATCGTGCAGTGCCGTCCCGGCTATCGCTGCCTCACCGCACTCGCAGACGGGCGTCTCCAAGGCTTTGCAATTTTCAAACCGAAGGTCGGGGCTGAACAACTGGTATTCATGGTCGACGGCATCTTGTATGTCGCCGACTTTCCTTTTGACACCGCCCGGCCTCTCGGTGAAGTTACCTTCTCGTCCTCTGCCAAACAAGCCTACTTCGCCTTGGTGGAGCAGTCCGTCGAGTCACACTCCGACGGCTCCCTCGAAATCGTCACACCAAAAAACTTTCTGGTGATTCAAGACGGCGGCTTCACGGTGCCCGCTGTCTACGACGGAACTCGCGTCACGCAGACTCGCGGGGCCGGAGCGATTCCGATGGGCGGCGCGATGCGCTGGGTTGGAGACCGACTCTGGGTGGCGCGGGGCGGAGAGCTTTTCGCCTCGGACATCAACAACCCGCTTTCCTTCATCGAGGACGTTTACCTCGCCACGGTGCGCGCCTTCACGTTGCCGGGAGAAATCACCGCGCTCGCGCGCAACCCGACCACCGACACGGGCGACCTGATTGTGTTCACGGAGACCAGCACCTCTCTCATTCAGGCGGGCATCCGCGACAGGACTCAGTGGCCAGTCACCCCTAACATGCAGCGGGAAGTTTTCCCCAAGCTCGGTTGCAAAAGCCAGCGGTCGGTGCTCGACCAGTCTGGTATGCTATGGTGGTATTCGGCGAGCGGGCTCGTGTCCCTCGACAGCGCCGTCAACACGAAGATTTCCAGCAAGCTCCCATATCGCGACAGCGAGATGATTGAGAGCAAGAGCCGACTGTCCGAAGACCTCTCGGGCGTCGCGTGCGGCACGTTCGAGAATTACATCCTGTGCAGCGTGCCCTACGGTGACATTTTCAATCGGCACACTTGGGTCATGGACAATTCCGTCCGCCAGAACTATCTGGAGGACTCACCTCCGACGTGGAACAGCTTTTGGACAGGCACGCGCCCGGTCGAGTGGATTACCGCGGAAATTCACGGCAAGACCCGGGTGCTTTTCATCTCTCCAGACTACGACGGAGTCAACCGCCTGTGGGAGGCCTTCTGGCCCGACCGCCGGGACGAGGGCTGCCCGATTTCGTGGTGGGTGGAGTCACGCGGATACTTCGGCCCCGCGGGCGCCGTGCTCACGCGGAAAAACTTTCGCTACGCCGACGTTCACCTGTCCGAGATGGTTGGGGACGTCGACATCGGGATTTTCTGGGCGGGTTCGCGCCGGGGAAAATACAAGCGCGTCTACACCAAGCGACTGAAGGCGACGGAGGGCTGTTTCCGGCCCGACATGGTCATCGACGCGAACACGAAGATTTTCTCGTTCAAGAAACAGTCGCGAGTTGTGCGAACCGAGGACGCGCTGGACACGAGTTCAAATCAGACGGAAAGTTCGTGCGGCATTGAGTCACCGTGGGAAGAGTTCCACGACGAGGCCTTCCAAATCATCGTCGCCGGAAGCGGCCCGTGCGCCGTGGACGCCATCAAAATTGTCTACGAGCCGCCCGTCTCCCGAAACGACTTGCTCAGACAAGACTCCTGCGAGAGCGAAACCGAAAGCAACGTGGTCCGGTTCGACGGAGCAGCCGCCGAAGCCGACACGACCGCTGTCGCACAGGAAGCACTGTCGCATGACGTCCTCGAGTTCACCTCGCTGCGCTCCGTCTCCGTCACGAACCAAGGTTTCACGGAGGTAGCCGCGGGCGAGGGCCGCAGCATCATTTCGCAAGACGATGCGGACAAGGTGGCCTTGCGGGTTGCGGAGCGCCGGGCGTCCCACCGAATCGAGGACGACCTGCCTCTCATCGTGAGCCTCGGAGCTGCCGCCAATGAATAATCTCAACTCGCTTCGCCCCGTCACGCGCCGCGCCATCCCGCTCTTCTACAAGAGCCCGGGAATCTGCGAGCTGCCCATCCCGGTAAGCGGGTCCGCCGTCGCGACGGAGACGAACATCGACATTGAGCCGGTGGAACGCCGGGAGGGCCCCGATAGCCTCGAGGCAATCTTGGTCGGCACGGATGTTGCCCTGAACTGGCCCTTGGTCAGCTACGTTTTCTCCTACGTGGTCTACCGCGCCACCAACCCAGAAGGACCTTTCACCCTTCTGACCAGCAATTTAAGCGAGAATTCCTACGTTGACGTGGGGCTGATTCCCGGAACTTCTTACTGGTATAAAGTAACCGGGCTGGAGCCCAACTTCGGGGAGACATTCCCGACGCCTCTAGCTCAGGTTGATGTGACATAAACGAAATATGAGTCTCTTCGCCACCAATCTAGTCATTGTCTCCGCGCAACTCCCGCCGGACTTCTCCGGCAACATTCAAGAGTTCTTCGAGGCGATGGTGGAGCGCATGGCAATCATGTCGCCGCAGGGCACGAGCTTTTTCGTCGTCGGCGACGTGGAGCCCACCTCGAACGTAGGCCCGTGGTTGAAAAACGGGACGCAGTGGTGGGTCTTCGACATTGACCAAGGCGTATACGTCCCGCTCGACATCAGCGCGTCTCTGAATCTTTTCGTCATCGGTCCCGATGACCCGGGCACCCCTGAAACGGGCGACCCCACGCTCTGGCTACGCACTTTCGAGTCGCGCGGCATCGGCTGGTATGGCTGGGACGGAACCCAGTGGCGCGCTCTGTCGAACCCGCCTCCAAGCGGCTCGACCGCTCAGCGACCGACCAACCCGGTTGACCTCGAGCCCTTTTTCGACACGGACATTCACGCGATGATTCACTGGGAGCGCGGAGCATGGCGAACGGTCTCCGGCACCCCCGGCGACATCAAGTTCGTGGCGCAGGCGATTCTTGAAGACGCGCTGGCTGCGAATCCCGGCTGGCAATACGTCGGACTGGACGACCAGAGCCTGCGCGGAAAAGGACTCGCCATCGCGACGCAGGACACCGGAGTCGGCGGCACCAGCAATTTTTCCACGGACTCAGGCATCACGCCTCGGGACGCGGGCGACCAAGACGGTGCGGAAACCGTGGTCCTCACGTCCACGCAAATCGAGCAGCACACGCATTTAACGGGGCACCTCACCTCACTGGCTACAAACGGCAGGGTCCAGTTGCACCGCGGGAAAACTGCCGACACCATCGACATTCCCGCTGTAGTCCCCCCGAACTACACGGAACTCAGCAACCTCACCTCCACGGTGAACGAGGGCACGTCGGGAGACGGGTCCGCCGGAACACAGCTCATCACCAGCCGCCAGCTTTCGCTGACTGAGTGGGACGACTACACCGGGGCTGCCGAGGCTCACCCCAACGTGGCACCGACGGTCTGGCTGTGGGCACTCGTAAAGACATGAGTCAAATTTCCGTTCAAGCCATCGAGAATTTTCTTCCGAACCCGGAGGCATTCCGCGCCGACGCACTGACGCGCCGCTTCTACACCATCCGCGGCCCTGACGGCGAGCGGTATCCCAACGTCCACGTTCTCCCCAGCGACGAGTTCGAGCCGTCTCTGTCTGCCCACCTCGGACGAAAAGTCACCGTGGACCACTGCCTTCTCCGGCTCAATCCGCAGGGAGACAACCATCGCATCCACGCGGACATCGCGCACTCGCCCTACGCATTCGTGCTTTATCTAAACCCGCCAGAACAGTGTCACGGCGGCACAGCTTTTTGGCGCTACAAGAAGACGGGGTGGTGCTCCTTCCCGGAAATCACGAACGTGCAGAAGGCGACGCGCATCGCCGAAGAGATTCTCGTTCACCACGAGGACGTATCGAAGTGGGAGCAGGTGCATCTGGAAGAGATGAAGTTCAACAAAATCATCCTTTACCCGACAAAACAATTTCACAGCCGCTGGCCCCTTGAGGGCTGGGGCGACGGGGCCGCGGGCGCGCGTCTCGTGGCGGTAGGCTTTTTCGGAGTGGAATAATGAAGCTCATCGAACTCAACGCCGCGAATCTGAACATCACGTTCCCGATTGGACACGCCTTCTCGAAAGAAGCGGAGCGCGGGGCTTTTCGCGACGACGTGTTCTCTCAATTGTGGTCGAACCTGCTCGAGAGCGGGCTCGGAAAAATCTACGCACTGGTGGAGCACGAGAGCGAGCATCACGACTTTCGCGCCGTCGGTTTACTGGGAGCCACCTTCATTCCCGACCCGTTCTCGGGAAGAATGACGGCGGCGGAACACTTCTGGTTCGTCGTTCCGGAACACCGCAAGAGCGGCGTCGGGCTGCAACTGTTGGACGTGTTCGAGGCTGACGCAAAAGAAAAAGGCTGCGAAGAAATCGTGATGCAGCACTTTCTCCACATGGGCCAAGGGCTCGCAAAACTTTACGAAGCTCGGGGCTATAAGGCACTCGAGCAAACATTCAAGAAAAAGATTTAATGCCGACCAAAGCTGAATACGCGGCGAACCCGGAGAAGTTCAAATCTGCCCGGAGGGCGCTTTATGCCCGAGACCCAGAGAAGGAGCGTGTGGCTCGTCGTGAGTCTTACGCAGAAAACTCGGGACGCGAGAAGGCGGCGCAATACCGCTCCACGCCGGAAGGGCGCTCTGCGAGCAACCTCGCCTGCAAGAAGTCTCGTGAGAAACTCCGAGCCAAATTAGACCTGCTCAAGACAGAGCGGGGGTGCTATGATTGTGGAATTATGGGGCTGCCAGCGGCCTGCTATGACTGGGACCATCTCCCGGGCAAGGAAAAGCTGTTTAACATCGGAGCGGACCAGAGGTCACGCAGTCTCGTCGCGAACATCGCGGAGATTGAGAAGTGCCAATGCGTCTGTTCCAACTGTCATCGGATTCGTTCGATGACGAGAAAGAAGGGAGAAGTTACGTAAGTGGCTGTCATCACGGCAATTGTGGTTGCGGGGGTTGCGGCAGCGAGTGCTGTCGGAGCCGCCGCTGCTAAAAAGAAGGCTGCCGACAAGGCCGCGCACGCTCAGACCACCGCTCTCAAGGGCCAGAAGAAAATTCTCGCCAACGAACTCGGCTACGACAAGGTCCAGCAGGCCAGCGTCACCGCGGAACGCAATCGCGCGAAGGAGCGCATTCGGTTGCAGGAAGAGATTGACCCCGAGTTGGCGGAGATGCGGAAGCTCGGAAAGCAGCAGCTACTCGCCGAGGCGCAGAAGCCCAACGCGAGTCGCGAGTCCGTTCAGGTGGCGAAGCAGCTTTTCACGGAGAACATCAAGCCCGACGAAAATCTCGAGGCCCTCAAAGACCAAATCATCAAGAAGGCGCAGGCCAAGCTCGCCCAAGGAGCGACGCTGCCGCCCGAGTTTCAGGCGGAGCTGGTTCGCGCGGGCGTAAGCCAAGGCGCACAGGCCGGGCTCAAGCCGACCCCCAAAACCGTTGGCGGGCGACTCTACCAAGCGCTCGGCAGCGCAGGCGTGGCCCTCGAAGCGCAGCGGACGCAGGAAGCGCAGCAACTTGCGAACACGGCGTCGGGACTGCAAGAATCACGCGCGAAAATCCTTTCCAGTATTTTCCCGACTATTTCCACAAGCGAAGCCACGCAGCGGCAGATGGCTGCTGGCAACTTCGCCGTCGGTGACCAGTCCCTTCCACAAGCGGGCCTCACGGGCGCGGAAGCCGCAAACCTGCAAATCAACCGGGGCAACACGCTCCTCAAGATTCGCGGGCAGAAGGGCCAAGTGCAGGCGCAGAAGGCCATCGCAGGCGGAGAAGCAAACGCAGCCTACATCAAGGCGGCTGGACAGTTCGCAACCAGTGCCCTCGGGGCCTACGGCGGCGGCGGAGCGGGCGCTCTTCCCACTACCGGACAAACCGCCTAACCAATCATTTTTATGCCCGGCCTCGCCGACCTAGTCCCAGCACAAGTTCAAGCCAGCTCCGTCGGAGCTGTCACCAACCCGAACGTGGACGTGTCGTCCCTCGGGACGCTGCCCGAATTCAAAGACTTCATGGACGCCTACAAGCAGGGCGTCATCACCGCCGAAGACATCAAGAGGCGACAGGTCGTCGGGGATACCGGCTACCAAGCCGAGCGGGCGAAGAACGTGGCAGACACGGCAGTCGCCGAGCAGATTCAACTCGACGCCTCAGAGGTGCGGCCCCTCCAGCGCACGCTGGCAAAAGCACAGGCCGAGGGCGGAATCGAACAGCAGACGGTGCTGAACCAAATCAACAGCACGGACCCCGCCGTAGCCATCCCGGCGCAGCAATCTTTCTTCAAGCGGATGCGACAGAAAGAAGCCATCTCAGTTTTCGGGACGGCGGAGCCGAAACTCGAAGTCAATCAGGAAGTCAAGCCCGCGTCTTTCGAGGACTGGGCTGCTCAGCAGGTCAACAGCTATCGGCCCGGCGACAACTCACCCGAGGCGAGCGCAGACCGCGCCCGTTACTCCGAGAGCCTCGCGCGCACCGGCAAAGAGACGCCAGAGTATAAGCTTTACGTGAAGGAGACCAAGGCGCGCACCCGCCCTCTTCAGCCCGGCACGCCGGAGTATGACGACGAATTGCGCCGCGTGCTGCACGAAAAACTCACGCACGAGAAGTTGCAGGAAATCCAACTCGAGACGCTGAAGGAATTCGGCAAGGCGCAAGCGAAAGCCGTGGGCGAGGCCCCGGTGAAACAGGCGGAGGCGCAGACCGTCGCCGCAAAAGATTTGCGGACCTCTTTCAACGGGGTCAAGGAAATCGACGACTTTGCGAAGGTGAACAACGCCTATCAGCAAATCGTCACGATGACGGACCCGAACAGCAAGCCCGACCCAATCAAGGACCAAGGCATCGTTTTCGCGTGGATGAAAATCCTCGACCCGACGTCTGCGGTTCGCGAGACGGAATATGCGAACGTCAAAAACGCCAAGGGTGTCCCGGACCAAATCCGGAACATGTGGAATCAGGTTGTGGACGGGCAAATTCTCACGCCCACACAGCGCCAGCAGTTGAGGGGCGCGTCCGAGTCCGTTCTAAAGGCACACACGCCCACGGAACGCATCAAGCAATATATCGAACTGGAAGAGCGCGCCGGTCTCTCACCCGGCACCGTGGTCCCCGTCGGATACCGGGAGCTGGTCTCCGGTGCGGCGCCTGCTCCTGCCGCTTCCGCTGCGGCTGTCTCCGTTTCCGTGTCTCGCCCGACAGTCGAACAGAAGGCTGCCGCTCCGACGTATCCGAGCCTCGCCGCCGTTCCAGCCAACGTGCAGTTTTTCAAGGGAACTGACGGACAACTCCGTGTCAATCCAAACTTCAAACCATAATGGCAATTCCTACACTGCCGACGGTTCCCAACGACCCGTATGCGGGCGCCCCTCTTGCTGAGAGCGCTCTCGCACAGCAAGCCATCACGCCCGGCGCTCCGCTCCTTCCTCAGTATCAGGACGTCTACCTGAACAGGAACCAGCCTGCTCCTGAACCCGCGGTTGTGGAACCCGTCGAAGGCGAAGACCCTTACGCGGGCGCGACTGTAGTCGAGCCGGAGGCCGACCCTTACGCGGGCGCAGCTCCCGTCACCGCCGTCTACGGCTACGACATGGAGAAGCTGAGCGCGACGCCTGTCGAGGTGCTGAAGAAAGACAAGACGGAATTCAATCCGGTAGATTTCTACGCGAAGAACACGGACGCACTTCTAAGAGACCCCGAGGCGTTGAAGAAAGTGGAAGCCGTTTTCGAAGAGCGCGACAAAGAACGCATGACGCCCTTCGGGCTCGTCAAGGCTGCCGTTACCGCTCCTCTCAACGCAGTCCTACACCCAATCGAGACCGCTAAGAAAACTGTCGGGGTCGCGAAGGCCGGAGCCGAGTTTGTCGGAACGCTTCTCTCGGGCGCGAAGCAAGTCGTGGCCACCGGGGCGGAAGTCGCCGGGAATTTAGCCGAAGGCGATTTGCCGGGAGCGGCCAAAGGAATTTCTGAAGCCATCGCGGCGGCGGACCTCGCGCAACAGCGCTGGGTGACCATCGTCACGGACAAAGTCGGTCCATCTTTTGGCGTCATCCCGCGCGGGAAAACTGCACGCGAACGTCTGGCCTTCGACGCGGACTTCAAGCGCGCGGAACTCAAGGCCGCGGAAGGCAACGGTCAGCTCGCGAGCGACCTCGGCGCATCTCAAGACGAGCTGCGGTCTCTGGGAGTGAATCTCGACCCGGGCGCAATCGAAAGGTTGTCCGTCATCGAGGACCCGCTTTTCTTGGTGCCCGTTGGTTCTGCAATCGGCGTCACTGGCCGGGCCGGAAAATTTTTACTGGGCAAGGCCACCTCTCCCGCCACAGCGGAAGCCTTTGCCAAGGGCATCAACAGCGCGATGGAGCGAGCCGCCGCTTGGCCGATTGCGAAGACCGGCGCAGCAGTTGAAAAAGCCGGAGCGCTTGCGGAGAAAGCCCCCAAACTCTTGAAGGGCGGAGTAGCACAGGGCGCAACCGGCGGCATGATTGCGTCCGCGATGCACGGGAACTTCATCCCTCTCGCCACCGCACTCGCCGCCCCGACCGCTTTGAAGTATGGCGGAAAAGCCGTCGCTGCCGTTGGCCGCGGAGTGCAGGCCGCCGCACCGGCTGTTGGTCGCGTCGCTGCGGAAACCGCAAAGGGCGCCGGAGAAGGCGCAGTTTTGTCCATGCCGCTTTTCCTCGGCTCGAACGAAGAGGAACGCGAGGGCCTGCTCGGCATGATTGCTGGCTCGGGCTTTTTGCGAGGCAGTCTCGCTGCTACTGGCGTGGCCAAGGGACTCGCTGAACGCGGAGAGCGACTCGCGGGACGCTCGGTCCAGAACAAGCTGGCCGCAAAGATTTTCGAAGCCGTCGACCAAGGCCCCGTCAAGGACTCCAAGGCATACGGCACCGACACCGCGCTGGATGCGGCGCACCAGCAGCACTCTGCCACGCTGTCTCGCGGGGAACAGTCCCTGCTGAGCACGGCGCGCGAGTTCTTCCGCGATGCTGGCGTTGAGATTTACGGTCTGGACAAGAACACGTTCGTGGCCAACGTCCCGAACGTCGCCGGGGCATCCGCGGCAGAGGGCTTTTTCCTGTCCCGGGGCGAGAGGCTCAATCCGGACGGCACACGCAGCCCGGTTTTGCAAGTTCTGTTGAACAAGGACACCAACGGACTCGGACATGAACTCTACCACGCCTTCAAAAGTCTTGACCCACAAGGAGCTACAGCTCTCGAGGCCCACATCACCAAAACTTGGACCCCCGAGGAACAAGCTTGGCTCTCAGACTCTTACAACTCCGCAATCAACGGCGGAAAACCTAAGTCCCAGTGGACAGTGCATCTCAATGAAAAACAGATTCTCGAAGAGGCTGCCGCCGAAGTCTTTGGGCGTGTCGTCAACGCCACCGACCTCAGCGGCGTCCGTCCCAGCATCGTCAAGCGCGCCAGCACTTTTGCCTCCACCATCCTCGAAAAGATGGGCCATCCGCTTGCAGGGAAGGCCCTTCCGCAAGGACCCGGTGTCTCAGCCCTTGGCGTCCGACCGGGAACCGCTGAAGTAAAGGTTTCGCAGGATTTCCTGACCGACATCACCCGCCGGGTGAAGGAAGGCTCTCTGGGCGTCCCCACGCCCGGTGCTCCGCTCGAGGTTGGGGCGGGCCCTGCTGCCATTTCTAGGCGCCCGAGTGCGCCCCAGCCGTCAGCACCCCCGAAAGCGGCTGAGGCTCCGGCTACCCCTAAGCCCGCTACGCCCGCACCCCTTCCAGAGGCTGCCGCGGAGGTTCCTGTGCCAGCCGCCCCCGCGGCCCCTACGGCAGAGAACATCCGGGTCACCCCGAAGGAACAGGCCGACTTTGCCGCCGAGCGGTCCAAGGTCACCAACGCCGACCAAGCCCTAGCCGCCGCCGTCAAAAGCGGGGACCCGGCGCAGGTCACCCACGTCACGGCCATCAACGACTCGATGGCGAACGGTCACGCCGTCGAGGTCGTCCACAAGGGCGTCATCCGCGAAGGCGGACCGACCCCCGAGAAGCCTGTGGGACGCGGTGAACGACGCGCCGAGCAGGCCGAAGCCTACGTCGCCGAGGCAATGGGCGCGGTGCCCGACTCAGTGCGCGAACTGCACCAGAAGCTTTTCTTCGGCACGCGCTGGCTCAAGGCTGGCAAACAGCTCACGGCGCGGAGTCTGGACAAGGCCCTCGCGAACGTGAAGAACGCTGCGGACATGTCCGCTGGCAAAGTCACGCTGCCTTACGAGGTTGACGCGGCGGGAAAGCTGACGGAGGCGGGCTGGGCGGAAGTTGTGCAGGACTTGAAAGACTATTGGTCCAACCAAGACCGCGGCTTCCGCGGGGACGGCAAAGCGCTGACTCCCGAAACCCGCACGCGCGACGTCGGGCAGAGCATTCCTCCCGAGGACCCGCGCGGACCTGCGGCGCTGATTTCCACGGAGCGCACGGACTTTCTGAATCTGGTGCAGGGGCTCAACATTCCGGAGACGGTGCGGGGCCAGAAGAAGGGCGTGATTCCCGGCAACGTCAAGGGACAGCTATTGGCGGAAGCACAAGGCAAGAAGCCAGCGAAGCCCGCTGGTTTCACCGAAGCCGACGTGCAGGCGAAAACCTACAAGCCCATCGAGGGTGTAGGAGTGCGCAGCATCGCGGAAGTCAACCCTCTCCGAAACGATTTACGCGCCAAGGGAGCGCCCGTTGAAAAACTCATCGAAGTCACCGAGAACATCAACGTCAAGAATATCGAGTCCGTCACTCCGCGCCCCGACGTCACCGGGCGGGGCGGCTCCACGGACATCACGCGCGCGGGTTTCTCAGCGAGACTGGCGGAGAGGTTTCCGGTCAAGGAGCCCCAGAGCAGCTTTTCTCCCGCAGCAGACTTTGAGAAAAGTCTGGACCCGGTCAAGATGGCGGCAATCCGCACCAAGGGTGGACAGATTTTCACGGGCGCGTTTCACGGAGAGGCGTATCTGAACCTCGCGGACGCCGTTGGGCGCGGAGAGTTCAAGGAAAAGTTGCCGGAGGGATTCAAGAGTCTGACTGACCTGCTCGACTCTGTGATGGGTGGAGAGAAGTTTGATTTCATCGAGGACGGCTTCGTGACCGAGAGCGGAAAATACCTGAACCGCAAAGAGGCCTTCGAGCACGGCAAGAAAATTGGCCAGCTCAAGGCGGGATACGGTGAGGCGACGCGCAAGGGGCAGTTCGAGAAGGAAGGCGTTCTCGAGTCTGACGAGTTCAACCGAGGGAAAAGTTTTTCTCCCGCCACCGAGAAGGGGAAAGAGTTCGCCAAGCAGGGCTACGAGTTCACCTTCGATGTGGACGAGCTGGGCGGACGACTGGTGCATGTCAACAAAGACGGCCAGCGGGTCGGGTTGGTGGAGTCCGTCCCGGAAGGCGACAAAAAAGCTGAAGTGTCGATGGCCTTCGTGACCCCCGAAGAGCGGGGCAAGGGCTTGGCTGAGGCGATGTATCGCGAGCTGCTCACCAAGCTGAAGGCTGACGGAATTGAACTGGTCAGCGGGCTCGCGGTGTCACCAGAGCCAATCGCAATTCGAAAGAAAATCTTCGGCAGCTTTGAGAGCCTCGCCACCAAGAAATCCGGTGAGAGCGTGGGACCTGTGTCCGTGGAGGAAGCACTCGCCGGTCTGACCAAGCTCCGGAAGGGCTTGTTTCCCCCGTTCCCCGCCGTCGACGTGGTTAACAGAATCACGGAAGAGAGCAAGTTTTCCATCAGCCGGGAGAAAGAGAAAGAGGTCGCGCAGGGTCTATTTGATAGGGGGCTGTTGGCCCACGAGCCCGTAGGCCGACTGACCAAGTCGCCCGTGACGGGGGCATTGTGGATTTCACCCGACGGAGACCTTTTCCAAGCTGGGTCGATGGGTAACGGTCACGAGTCGTGGGCGATGGATTACATTGTCGGTGGGCTCACCGACAAACTAACGTCCCCGCTGGGGATTCTTCCGGGAGCCCGAAATGTCCTCGGAACCGCGCTGGCCAAACGAAAAGGATGGCTCCCGTCGTGGGTCGACCGCACCTCTTCGGCAGACTTGGGTATCTATATAGACGGGAAGCCGAACGCAAAACAGCGGGCGGCTCTTGAGGACTTCGCGTTTGACAGCAAGCTCGCGGTGCTGAACCGCTCGAACGACAAGGTCGCCATCTCCAGCACCGAGGAGTTTCTGGAGAGGCGGAACTACGGCAAGGGGAAATTCTCCATCAGCGCGAGCCCAGAGGTCAAATCCTCCCTCGACAAGGTCCTCGCCGGAGAACAAGCTGGCGAGACATTCACGTTGAACGGCAGACTTTTCAACCCGGGCGACCGCAAGCTGGACGTGGTCACGCTGGCCAGCGAAAACTTTCCTCCCGACAAAATCACGCCGGAGGCGATTCAAGCTTTCGTCGACAAGTATCCCAACCTCGCACGCAACCCCGACGTTGTCGCCGGAGTGTTCAAGCTGGACAATGGTCTCGTCTCGGCGGACCTGAACGTGGTGGTGGACCAAGCCAAGCGCAAGGAATCCCTCGCGTTTGCCAAGGAAAACAATCAGGAAGCCATCTTCGATTTAGTCAAGGGTGAGGTCATCAACACGGGCGGAACCGGAGAGTCGAGGCTCAAGAGCCCCAAAGACGTGGCGGTTGCCGCAGCACTCCTGTCAGGTGAATTCAGCGGTGGACCTCCCGTTCGCCGCAAGGAGCCAAAGACCGGCCCGGTAAAACAATTTCTCGGGTCCGCCAAAGAACTGTTTCAAGACCTGTCCGAAGACGTGACGGAATCTGCGAAAGATTTCTTCGAAGAGATTGCCGACTTCGGGCCGACAATCAAGGGGCGAGAAGCCGACCTCCAAAAGGAGCTTGCGGCAGCGATGGAGGCGAGGTATCCGAAACTGTCAGAGGTTCCGGAGCCGACGCTTACTCAGAAATCTGTCGAAGACGTGGACTGGAACGAGGTCCGACGGAAAATTCAGGACTTGCCGGAGGAAGAGTATCGGGCAATTTTCGGAGAACAGCCCCGGGTCACCGTGGAAGGCTTGGCGGAGTCGCTGATGCTGGACCCCGAGAAGGCTCCAAATTCTTATCCGGCGGAAGAGCGCTCGGTGCTTCGACAGGTTTTTCAGATGGGTCGAGAACAGCTACAGGACCGGGGAGAGTCTCCGACCTCATTCTCCGTTCGCCGTAAAGAACCGAAGCGCGACAAGCAAGGCCGACCGTTGACCGAAGAGGGCCTCGTGGATTACGAGAGGCTATACAAGGAGAAGGTCGCGGCGGAGAGGGCAGCGGAGGCGAAAGAGGCCAAGGCGAAGCCCTCCAAAAAATATCTCGTGCCCGCGGCTCAGAAACCGCCCAAGGACAAGCCCACGGGTTGGATTCTCCCGGACGGAGAATACGTCCCGATTAACACAGAGTTTCACCAAGACTGGCTCGGGGAGAACCGAGAGCGAATCAACAAAGACTTTGGGACCAACTTTGGCGAGTTCGTTTTTACCGAAGACCGTCAGCAGGCTCTCAACAAGGGCTTCGTTCGCGTCCGAGACCGGGGGGGAGACCTCATCGTCGAGCTGCACAAGGACTTTTTCAAGGGGAAGACCAAGAACGCCGTCAAAGAACTTCTGGCGGAGCACGCGGGAGAGCTGAACCGAGTTTCTGTTTCTCTCCTGAGCGACGAGGGGCAAGTTGTGGACTCCGTTTCCGCACGCCTTTTCGACTCTAAGAATCCAAGAGATGCCGCCCTTTCGATGTTGGACAAGCTGAACCCAACAGCAGGGGTTTCGAAGAAAGGCCCTTCTGCAATCCAACGCGCCCGAGCGATGGGCGGAGAGGAATCTTTCTCTCCCGCACTGGCTGGCTCCGAGCCCAGCCGGGCCTCGCGGGAAAAAGCCGCGAAGGCTTGGAAAGAGCTGGGCACTGAGTCTCCCTACTTCCAAAAGTGGTTTGGCAAGTCGGAGGTCGTGGACCCCTACGCCCCCGACCAGCCGCTGGTTGTCTATCACGGCACCACGCACGAGTTCACGGAGTTTACCAAGGAGCGCTCCAACATCGAAAACGATTTCGGTCAGGGCTTCTATTTTTCCAGCGAGCCACAAGAGGTCAGCAAGAACTACGCGGGCGAAGGGCCGGACTTGACCTCGAGAATCGAGCGACGCGCGGAAGAGCTTTACAACCAAGACGGGGAACTGACCACAGAGGGAGCGCGGGCGCAGGCAGTCAAAGAAGTCAAGGGCACGCACGAGGGCGCGGTCAAGCCTGCCTACCTAGCCATCAAGCGGCCTTTCCGCGTCGGCGACAAAGTCAGCGGGCGGGGAGAAACTGTTCTAGAGATGAATGAGCGCGGCACAGGCACGCTTGACAAGTTTTTGGCGAACCTCGAGCGCAACGCCAACCGATACGACAACACCAAGGCGGCGGAAGGTGTGGCGGAGATTCAGGAGAAGGCGAATTATGAATCCATCGGAGCGAAAGAGCTGGTGGACGCCATTCGGGACAGCGAAAGCTTCAACGATGCGAACGACGAAAGAGGAGATTTTGCCACGACGGAGATGATTCGGCAGACCATTGAGGACTCCGGGTTCGACGGCATCATCGACGAGACGGTGTCTGACAAGTTCCCGCACATGATTTCGCAGGGCGACACGATTCACTACATCGCCTTCAAGCCCGAGCAGATTAAATCCACGACGGGCAACGTCGGCACTTTCCGCAAGACTAATCCGGACATCCGTTTTTCGGCGAAACTCCCAACCGACAAGGAAGTGTCCGACGCACTCTTCGTGAACAAGCGCCCCTACGTCGGAGCGCATCGCGACCTCAAGCCCGGCACACCCGTCGGACTGCGCATCGACATTCCCGCCTTCACGCAGCACGGCGTCTACGTCATCACGGTTCACGAGAAGGCAAGCGGTGGTAGCGTGGGCAAGCGCATCGGCCACGACAGCGTCGCTACCGTCGACAACCCGACATTTTTCAGCAAGGAATCCGGCGCCATCAAAATCAAAGAGGGCGCCCCAAAGTTTCCGATTGCGACTGTCGAGGGAGAATTTAATCCCGCACGCGAAGTGCCGAAGGCGGGCGGAGAGTGGACCGAGGTCGGCTTCAATCCTGTCAAGCACTCCTACTTCTACGAGAAGGGGACCGAGAAGCCTGTGGTGGGTGGCGAGCAGGCGGTGAGCGCGGGCAACAGCGTGTTCGTGAAGAACGCGGAGTTCGGAGACAAAAAAGATTTCGCTTTCAGCGCCGCCCCTAAAAAAGTCGAGCGCGAGACAGGCAAGGGCGGGCAGAAGTTTTTCCCGCAGGGCACGCCAGAGTTCAACGCCTACGCCGAGAACAAGATTGCCAAGAGCAAAGAATTTCCCGAGGCCTTCCCGCTCGAGTTCCGGAAGGATGAGAACGGAAATTATCTGGCGCAGTGGGACGGTGACGTGCTCCCTGCCGCGAAGCCATACAACCTGCTCAAGTCAGACCTCGCGGAGAAGTCCGGCTCGAAAGAAAAGTTCCTCGACGCTCTCGGAACGAAGTTGGTCAAGGAATACCGCGAAGCCAAGAAGAACCCGGAGATTGCTGTCGGCGAGCACTGGTATTCCATCTTCCGCGAGAAGGTCGGCAAGGTCCTCGGTGACGACACGAAACTTTTCGCTGAGCTGTTGGGAGCGACGTCGCCTCAGCAGGCCGTCGGGCCGAACTTCAAGGACGCGCTCGGTGCTTACAACCAATTTAAGCGCGGGGCCTACGACGCGATGATTGAGAAGTATCGCGAAGGCAAAAAGAAATTCTTCGACGGGGACCTCGCGGAGTTCACAGAGGCCACGGGCAAGAAGGGCAAGAAAGCAGACTACGCTGCGTTCATGAGCTGGTGGCAGAACAAGCACAACCTGCTACCGACAAAAGCTGACGGTAAAAAGTTTGGGATGAACTCCCGCGCTGTGATGAAGGTCCTTGACCGCTCGTGGCTCGAGGGAGTGCAGGGACCAAAGACTCCGAACTTCACGGGCAACCTGTCCGGGACAACCTTCAAGGCCACGATTGACGTTTGGGCCATGCGCGCCCTGTCGCGACTCGCCGGAGAAGATTCCGGTAAGCCGTGGCGGGTTCAAGCCGCAAACGAGTCCGGCGTGTCGGACCCGGATTTCTATTTCGGGCAGGACGCCTTCCAGAAGGCAGCCGACGAAATCGGCATCAAGGCCGACGCACTCCAAGCGATTCTCTGGTTCGCAGAAAAAGACCGATGGGAGAAGAACGGCTGGACCGGGGCGGCAGGCAAGGCGAAGTCCGACTACAACACGCTTTTGGACCGCACGACGAAGACGCCTGAGGGCTTTCTGGACCTTGCAGACATTGCACCCGACGAGGTGAAACCCAAGGCCAAGAAGGGTGCTGCAAAAGTGGCAGCCCAGCTCGAACTGAGCGACATTAAGGGAAAATGAAATCGCCACACAAAGAAATCACTCTCGAAGACTTCGTACTGACCCCCGAGGAGATGAAGACCGTCGTGCAGGGCTCCCAGCGGTTCCTGCCCGCGCGCGAGGACGATGGCGCACTCGCCGACATCGCCCCAGACTCAAACATTGACAACACGCCCGAAAGGCGAACCTCTTAACCGTATTATGCCTGAACAACCTCTCGCCCTCTCCCCCGCCGACATTCAACCAATGGGTGGAGCTGCACCCGCTGCGCCCGTCGTTCCCGAGGAAGCGGCCCCCGCCCCCTCCGGCATGTCCAGCAACCCCGCGGCCATGCTGGAAATGTTGCCCGCAGAGATGTTGGACAACGACCTGATTTTTGCCGTGGCCAAGGGACAGCCCGGCGCGGTGAGCGCCCCCAAGAAATCCAGTGACCCCGTGGTCAAGGCGGTCATCAAGCACGCTGAGCCGCTCGTCGCGGCTGGCTTCGGGATTTACGAGAGCATCGACAAAAAGAATGACGTGCTTTTCAACACCCAGACGGTGGATGTGGGAGACCTGCAAGAGGCGGACCAACAGGGACGACTTTTGGAGCTGGCTCCTTTGTTTTCTACCGTGAAGGGAAACGCAGCGCCAGCCGCTGGTGGTGAAGCCTCTGCTCCCCCCGCCCCGATGGGTGCCACTCCCGAAAGTCAGCCTGCCTCGAGCGTGCAAAACAAGCTCGCCGGTCAGCGCATTCGGAACCTCACGCCCCAAGGGCCAACGGGAGGCGCGGCCCCCGGCGCAGGCCAAATCCTCAATTCGATTCTGAAGCAGCCGATTTGAGCTTCTGCTTCTCGTGCTTGTGCTGCCGGTTCCCCTGACAGTGAGGGCACGAGCCCCCGGGACGACAGGTCTTGTCCTGCGCCTTCGACTTGTAGTAGGGCTTCCGTTTTTCCTTGCCGTGCTTGATTGATTTTTCGAGGCTCATCGGTTTTTCTTTTTGCTGAGTCGCCAGTGGGCACACCCTCTCACAATCCGCGAATCAAAGTTTTCTTGGCGCGGGTCACGGCCACGTAGAAAATGTTGGCCTCCTCGTTGGCGGTGTCCGGCGTGTTGCGAAAGCTGCTACTGACCAAGCAGACCGTGTTCCACTCGAGCCCCTTGGCCTTGTGGACGCTCGAGCAGACAACCGCCGGGGTCCTGTTGCCTTGGCTGTCTTGGAAAATCTCAGTGATGCGAGCCTCGACCTGCGAGACGTTCGCGCAGCCGTCGGAGAGCGCTTCGAGCGTCGCAACTTGGTCGTTGACCAGCTCGACCTTGTTCTGGACATACTTGCCACCAGCAGCCTGCGCGCGGCGAACCTGCTTTTCTCCCCAGCGCGCCAGTTTCGACAGGAAGTCGGGGACCGACTTCGCCTTCAGCTTGCGGACCATTCCGACGAGCTGCTGACCAATGTCGCGGCCCTCGACGCGCGCCGGGGTGCCCCTGCGCAGCAATCCGAGGCAAATGCTCATGAGCGGAGCGTTCAGGCGGCTCAGCACGGCGTCACCGACCACCAGCGACGCGACGGCGGCGGTCATCGTCATCTCGCGGACTTCGCCTTCGGGGGCGGACGGCGCCGCGGTGTAGTCGGCAACGATGCTGTTGGCGAGGGCCACAACCGACTTGGGGCAGCGGTAGGTCGTGGTGAGACCGAGCGTGCCCGCGTTCAAGCGCTGCTTCATCAGGTGCATTCCGTCCGACGCTGCACCGCGGAAGCCATAGATGGCCTGACGGTCGTCACCCACGACGCAAATCCTGCCACCGGGCTTGCAGGAGCGTTCCGCCATCAGCAACTGGGGCATGTTCATGTCCTGCGCCTCGTCGATGACCACCAGAGAAAAGGTGGGCTTGACCCAGCCAGCCGCTACCGGCAACCAGACCATGTCGTTGAAGGAAATCCGGCCCATGCCGTCCTTTTCGAGGGAGCAGCGCAGAACGTCAATCGCAATCTGAGCCAGCTTGGCGACGGGGAAGGCCGCTTCCAGTTCGTCGGGCGCGCAGATGTCGCGGGAGTCAGCCAGCTCGAGGACCTCGTTCAGGCTGGGCACGCTCACGAAACTGTTCTTGCAAAATCCGACCAGCTTGACAACCGGGGTGGTGATTTCTTCCGGAAGACCGGGGGCAACGGCCTCGATGCGGGCGAACTCGACGTTGTCCTCGGGCTTCGCGTCGGACCACACGCGCTTGATGAAGCTGTAGCCGAGCCCGTGGAGGGTGCGGACTTCAACGCGGGCGTCGGTGATTTTTTCCTGCGCCTCGACTTGATTCTTCTTGTTGAACACGGCGTAGAGCAGCTTGCCGGACTCGGGGGCGTGGGAGAAGGCCTGCTTGATGGTGGTGGTCTTGCCGGTGCCCGCGCGCGCTTGAACGACCATGTTGCCGGTGCCAGTGGCGAACCACGAGAAAATCGCGGTCTGCTCGTCGGACCAATCCACGTTGCCGGTGATTTCCTTAAGGGTGGTGGGCTTGGGGGCGCGGTTGCCACCGTTCACCAGCGCGAGGGCGGCCTCGGCCTTCTCGGCGCGAACCGTCCAGCACTTCTTGACGCCATTCCACCGGGCGCCCATGCGCTTCAAGGCCTCTTTCACCGGGTAGGTATTCCCGGTTATTTCCACGTAGGTCACTGTTTCGTTCATGTGGTAAGTTACCACAGGACGGGAACCCGTCAAGGGACTATTTTCACAGTGTTTTCAGCCATTTTTGCACTTTTCCGAAAAACTTTTGGTTGTCGACGCGGGCCTCGTGCAGTGCGGAAATATGGTGGATGCCTGCTGTGAACACTTGCCGCAGTTTTTCCACGTCCGCGAAATTCTTGGCTTCTGGCCACCCTTCCAGCGGTCCGTCCCAGAATCGGTTTCCCCAGTCGTATGGACGCCAGAGGACGACTTGTTTTTCGAGCAAGCAGGACCAATAGGCACCGTGGTAGGAGTTCGTGACGATGGTCGTGGCCCGGGAGATGAACTGAATCGCCTGCTGGAAGCTGTCCCCCTTGTTGGTGATGGCGGCGTAGCGGCTGCCCGCGAATCGCTTGTCGGCGTGCTCGTAGGCCCGTATCCCATGCGCTTCTCCCTGATACTTGAGGAAGTGAGTGAACACCCCAGACATGGCGGACGCGCAGGGCACATGCTCGAAACCGTGGTGCATCGCAAAGCCCGGGTTACGGACGCCAACGGGACCGTGACACTTCGACAGGGCCTTGGACAGCCTGCCGCATTCTGATGGCGGGAAAGCGTCGAGCTGGTAGTTCATGCCCGCACCCCAAATGGCTACGCGGAAGAATCCGTTCAACTGTTCAAGGCGGTCGGGGAACCCGGGCATGAACATTCCACCCCCGCCGAGAACGATGGGCGTGCCTTCGGGCAAGTCGCGCGTGTCATTCCAGTCTCGCCTCTCGCAGTCGTCGAATTCGCTGAATCCGTCCGCCGGGCAGCAGGCAAGGTCGCCAAGGTTTCGCGTGTTGCGCATGTGAAGGAAAACAGGTCTCATAATTCTTTAATTCTGCTCTGCAACTCCCGCACCCACTGCGTCAGCGTGAGTGCGTGCAGGCGGGTCACATAAACCCCCTGTTGGTAAAGCCGGTTAGCCACGCCCCCGGAGAAGTAGAAGTAAATCCCCCTCGAGCTTCTGCGAAAGCGGCACAGTTCAACTTCCTTGTCGCCTGTCGCTTCCCGCAGGGCTGCTGTTATGCTCTTGAGGGTCATGATTAACCCCGGAGGCACGACCCGCACAGGCGGGACGGGTGGTTGTATGGTTGACCGCAGAGAATGCAGCCTCCGTTCTTCTCGTCCTCGAACAACAGCGGAATCTTGTCCGCCGCCGCACGCATCGCCTTGCGCTGCGCCTCTTCGCCCCTGAGCCACGCGGCGTGCAGGTCCGCGTCGTATTCGAAGCCGGAGGGCTTGAAGGTCTTGCCGTTCACTGCCGCCAGCCGACCCGCGTTGAACGCGATGTCGAGCTGCTCGGACTTTTTAATCTCAGAATTTGTCATGGTGTAAGGTAACACGGGTCGGGGCGCCCGTCAACCCCGTATTTCTACGGGTCAGAAAGGGCATTCGTCTGTGGTCGCCGGTGCGGGGGCCGCAACCGTGGCTGGGACGGGCGAGAGCACCGTGTAAAAGCTGTCGTCGTTGTTGTCGCGGGCCAGCTCATTCAAGACCGGGCCCGCGGCGTCTTCGTAGGTGTCTCCGACCGAGACAATCTTCGATTCCTCACCGAGGATGGCATCCGTGCTGCGGCAGTAGACCGCCCAGCAGTGCAGCACGACAAACTTGCCAGCGGCGACCAGCTCCGCCGCCTTCTTGCGTTCACTCCTGCGCGGCGTCGTGGCCGAGGAGTGGGCGAAGGCCCGTTGAAGTTCGTTGCGGTAACCGTCGTTTTCCGCTTCCAGTTCCGCTCGTTCGTTTAAGTTCATGGTGAAAGGTAGCACGGGCGCGGCGTAGCGCAAGGCAGTATTTCTACTGTTTGGTGTCTAGGTTGGCGTAGTAGGCGTCCTGTTGCTCCTTGGTGTCGAGCCGGACCACGGAAGCGCGGGTCGAGGCCTTCGCGCCGATGCGCTTGTAAAGCTTCACCTCCGCGTCGGCGTCGGTGCGGGCGAACACGGAGAACTGGGGTCCTCCGTATTTCATGGTGAACACATACAGCGCGCGGGCGGGCTTCTGGCGCCGGAGGTCGCGCGGAGATTCGACGTTGCGGGTGCCCATGAGGGTGGTGGGGATTTTGTGCTCGCTCATAGAACGTAAGTGGTGAGTTCGTAGGTGCCGCTGTCCAGACGGTAGAGGACGACCTGAAAGTGCTTGCGGGTGACCCGGCCCTTGTAGGTGAACACCGGCACCGACATGCGGCGGGTCTCACCGTAGTTCACTGGCTCGCGGGCGATGTCCGCTGTCCACTGCAAGTCGTGAAAAACGACGCCCGCCTTAGCCGCGTTGGTCGCGGCGGCTTCGATGGCTCCGGCGAAGGTGTCGTGGTAGATGTTGCTCATGGCGTAAGGTAGCACGGGTGCGGCTAAACGCAAGGGCCTATTGTTCGGAAAGAATGGCGGCGTCGTTGACCTGCTTGTTGATGCGGGCAAGGTCGTGGGGGCAGTCGCAGGTGGGCTGCTTGCGGCCTTCCCACGCGTCGCTGTGGGCAGTCGTGACGGCTTCGAGGGCTCGGTCGCCATCGTTGGGGGCGTCGTAGGAGGAGATGGAGTAGTCGCAGACCAGCTCGCCCGGGCTGTTGCCGAGCACGAGGAAAAGCCAGCGTTTCTTGGTCTCGCCGCCCTTGCTGTAGGCCACGTAAAGGCGGGACTCGTCGCAGGCGATGAGGTTGGAGATGAACGCGGAGCGCTTTCCGTCGTATTTGAACCCCTCCTCGCCGTTGTGGCCGGAGAGCAGCGCGAAGCCCGCCTTTTCGAGTGTGCGGAGGAGCGACGCGACTTCAGGGCGCCAGTTGTTGATTCGGCGGACAGTGAGCGATTCAGTATTTATCATGACGCAAGATGCCACGGAAGACTGCGTTCGTCAACCCCTATCGTGGGATAGGGGATTTACAGTCGCACACGTCCCCCGCCCCGGTCGCGTGGCCGGGATAATAGTTGTTGCAACGTGGGCAGGTCACCTCATGGATAACCGAAGCCGCGTAGGCGTAGGTGACTCCGTTTTCCAGACACCACAGCTCCCGGAAAAACTTTGCGGCTTGCAGCCGGTGAGCTTGCCTGTCTTCCGAGGGCTGATTGAGGTCGAGCCCGAGCTGCCAGTGCTTGTGATATTCACTGAACACAAGACGGCTCTCCGGCGTCGTCGCTCCACGCTTCGCGAGCTGAAACTGGTGGGCGGACATGGCGTGCTGAATCTCGGCGTCGCTCATTTGAGTTTGGACAGAGCCCAGACCCAAGCGACGATGATAACCACCGGCATCGCGAACACGATGGCGAGGGACCCGAGCACGAGAAGCAAGTCGAGGATGTTCATCGCATTAGTCGGCTGATGGTGTAGCCGATGAAGACGAGCACGCACACGACGTAGACCGCGAGCGTGACGAGTGTGTCAAACAGGTTGTTCATACGTTTTATTTCTCCGCAGTCAAGCAGCGGTTGCACAGAATCCTCACACCGTCCGGAGCCAGCGTGGCAGCGTCTCCGACGGAGTCCCAGTTGAAAATCAGCCGTCGGCAACAGTCGCAGCTCTCGACGATTCCCGACCTGTCGAAGGACAGGACCGTTTTGTTGAATTCGTTCATATCACTTTCTCCACATTGACCACGACCAAGCCGCGAGCGGCAGGAACATCAGCACGACCAACAACATTGCGATTAGTATCATAAAAAATTGGTGGGGCCCCTCTGGATTTTCACCATCGTCTAGCCCCGAAGGGCACCCGAGTTACAATCCTCAGGCCGTCTCATCGCACTCAGTGTGTGCAATCGCGAGTGTTTCGCAGACCGGAACCCCGTAAAAATTGGTGGGTCGGGGAGGGCTTTAACCTCCGTTTCACCGTTAAAACCGGTGCGTCTTGAATGAAACGACCGACCCATATCGTTTGAAGGGGGCAGCCCACCCCCGAGGTTACCGCCTCTATGCCCGGAGGTCCCGCTCCGGATGGCTGCGCCCTTCACCCGACACCAGTAAAGTATCACAACCCGGCATCTTGTCAAATGCCTCCGCGTCTTTTTCTGCGACGGGTCCCACGAGGGCGAGGAAGGTAAGCAGGGTGCCCACCGCTCTACGAAGCCGCTCCCGCGCGCATTGCGCCGCGATGGTCATGGGGTATTGAGTTTTCAAAAAGAAAGGGCAGGGTTCCTTCCCTGCCCCGTTTGGCGAGCATGTCCCGGACTCTCTTCCCAAATCAGTCGTTGTGATGGATGGACCCGTTTTGGTGTCCCGCGCCTCCACCATTCGCAACTCCGCCATTGCCGCCAGCTCCACCGTTGCCTCCCGTGCCCGAGACAGTCGTGGTCGTGTTGACGCTCGTCTTGGCCGGGCGCAGGAGAGCCGCGCCGCCGACGATGCCACCAGCCGTGGCCACTGCCGGAACGAATCCGGGTCCGCCGGTCTGGTTGAGGACGGCTTCAATCGTGCCGGGCTTCTTCGGGTCGAACGCGACGATGGTCGTCTGGCTCGGAGCGAAAAGGCTCGCGGTGCGAATGCGGACGATTTTCAGTCCGTTCACTTCGCCGATGATTTTGGTGCCCGCTTGCGCGGGAGTGATAACCGCCAACAACAGTGTCAGCGCCAGTAGGGTTTTGATGTTGTATTTCATCAGTGTTCGTAGGTTAGCACGAGGCACGTCGCCCCGTCAAATCAGAGGGTGCCTTTCCATTCTTTGCGCGCCTTGTGCGCGTCCGCCTCCACCATCATTTTGACGAGCGCGGAAAAAGTGGTTGAGGCGTGCCAGCCCAATTTATCCCGCGTCTGCGTGTGGTCCCCGAGCAGCAGGTCCACTTCCGTTGGCCTTAACAGCCGTGGGTCGAAGACCACATATTCCTGCCAAGGCTTGGGCAGGTTCGCATACTCGAAGGCGGTGTCGAGAAAATCCCGAACGCTCCAAGTCTGGCCGGTCGCGACGACGTAATCGCCGGGCTTCTCTTGTTGCAGCATCAGGTGCATGGCCTTGACGTAGTCGCCCGCAAAGCCCCAGTCGCGCTGAGCATCCAAGTTGCCGAGCGTCAGGTTGTCTTGCAGACCGTATAAGATGCGACCGATGGCGCGCGTGATTTTGCGGGTGACGAAGGTCTCACCCCGCCGGGGACTCTCGTGGTTGAAAAGGATTCCGTTGCTCGCGTGCATCCCGTGCGCCTCGCGGTAGTTCACCGTCGCGAAGTGCGCCATCACCTTCGCGCAGCCGTAGGGGGAGCGCGGATAAAAGGGCGTGGTCACCTTCTGCGGGTTCTCGTGGACCTTGCCGAACATTTCGCTCGAGCCCGCTTGGTAGTATCGCGCCTCGGGGCAGCAGGTCTTCACGGCCTCGAGCATTCGCAACGCACCTAGTCCCGTCACGTCTCCCGTGTAGATTGGCTGGTCAAACGAAACTCTGACGTGCGACTGTGCCGCCAGATTGTAAACCTCGGTCGGCTTCACCTTGAGCAGTATCGCGCAAATCGACGCGAGGTCCGTCAGGTCGCTGTAGTGCAGATGAAGCCGACTAAAAATGTGGTCAATCCGGCCCGTGTTGAAAGAGGAGGAACGGCGTATGGTGCCGTGGACTTCGTAGCCCAGCTCGAGCAGGTGCTCGGCGAGGTAGGAACCGTCCTGTCCGGTGATGCCGGTGATGAGTGCGGTTTTCATTTTCCTTGGTTAGTGTCCTCCCGTGATGATGGTCTTGGTCACGCGCAGTTCTTTGTCCGACGGCAGGAACTTCTTGTAGAAGCCCCGGTCGAAAAACATGTTGAACTCCGGACGAATCCGCGTGATGGCTCCCGTGACACTCGACATTTTGAACTCGAGGATGACGCCGCCGATTTCGCAGCGCAGGTGTTGCTTGCGCGTGAACATGTCTTGGTCCTTGAAGCCCGGCATCCCGACGATATGCACGTTGCGGTCGAAGCTGTAGCCGCTGACGTGGTAGTGGCCCTGCACGAGAATCGCGGGCTTCTCTCCGCCCTGAAAACTCTCAACCATCTTCTGGCCCTTGTAGCTTCGGGCGTAGGAGCTGCCCCCTCCCGGGTGCTGAATCTTCATGATGGCCTTGTGCTCGCCGCAGGTCAGCTCAACGTCGCCCTCGACGTGGCCAATGTAGACCATGTCATTGCGGCCCGCGCGCTCGCAGACCATCTGCAAGTAAGCGCCGAAGTTGAATCCCTCTTTTTGCCACCATCCTTCGTGGTCGTCGCCCGTGATGAAGTGCGTGGTGATTCCGTCCCTTTGCGGGTAGTTGCGCGCGCAGTAAAGGGCCTGCCCGTCGATTGAGGTCTCATAGACGCTGGCTCCGTTAATGCGGGGCACGTAGCCGTCGACGATGTTGCCCGCGTGAAATACGTCCTTGATGCCCTCGCGCAGGAAAAGGTCATACTGCGCGTTGAGAGCGTCCAGCCGTTCCTCGCGGCAGCACAGATGCGTGTCTGATACCAGCCCGATTTTAGTCCAAGCGTCGCCGTCGAAAACGTCGAGCGGGATGGTTCCGAACTCCGTGGGCACCGTCTTGGCTTTTTCGATGAGAGGGCAACCGGCGGGCTTCTCTGTTGATGTGGGGGCGGGCACAGCCAGTGGCTTAGTGACGATGGCGCTCTCCCGCCTCTTCACACTGTCCGGCACGAACCGCTGGCGAGCCCGGCGAACGGCAGGCTCGCTCACGCCCCAGATGTGGGCTAGTTCTGCGTCGGTGTGTCCCGAGTCAACGTCGGCACAAAAGTTCGTGATGTCTTGCGGTGTCCACTTCATATTGCTGTCTTGGGTTTTCGTTTGGGTTTTTCTTCCACTACTAAAATTATTTGTTCCTGCGGCGCCTTGTCGAAGGCGAGGTCGAAGGCGAGCATGGCCTCGGTGGGCGTGTTGCCCATTCCGATGATGGCGTAGCCGGGCTTCGTGATGTCTCCGTAGTAACAGATGAAACGCGCGCCGTCGTTCGCGACGGTCGGTCGGAGCTGGACCGAGGGCTTGCTCAGGACCCGCTGGCCCTCCGTCTGCGCCTTCAGAAGCTCCACCTGCGCTGTCTGCACGGCATGAATCGAATCGTAGAGCCGGTCGTGCGTGGAGGTGTCCCAGCGCGTCTTGTCTTCTAGGAGTTCGTCGATGCGGTTGCACACGTTGGTAAACGTGACTGCCGCCGCTGCCGCTGCACCACCGTCAATTTTCCTCGGCGTGTCCTCCTCGGAGAGCTGGAAGATGGAGCGATGACCGAGGATGAAGGGGCTCAGGTTCTGGATGATGCTGTGCAGCGTCTCTAGCTGCGTGCGCGTCACCGACTCCCGCGTGGGGATAGTCGCGGGAGTCACTTTGTTCTGGCTGTTATGGTCACGGCCCATTGTAGTAAATGTAAGGCATCTGCACAGTTATCGTCAACTAAAGGAACGGTCGGGAAAAGCTTGGCGGCAGCCCGCATCATGAAATCTTTGTCTGCCGCGCCGCTGCCCGTGGCGAACTTCTTCAGCGTGGTGACCGGGCAGCAGTCCGTCTGAATGTGGTTGGCGGCGGCGAAGAGCCACACGACTGCGCGCAGGCTGGACCAGAGTTGCGTTTGCAGAGTGTATTTGGAGAACTGGACGTCCTCGAACACCATGAACTCGATGGCTTTTTCCGGCTCGTGGTGACCGAGGTTGTTTGCCCAAACCCCGGCTAGCTTTCGCTGAAGCGCAGGAATGCGAGGGTCGAGCCGACGGTCCAGACGCTGCTTCGCGGCCTTCTTACGCAGTTCCTCGCTGATGAGCGTCCACGTGCCTGCGGTAACCTTCCCGTCACGGGCACGGTAGGCCCAGCCACATTGCGAGCCAAGGTCGAGGGCGAGAAGGGTTTTCACTTGAGAGACCCCGGCGGGACTTCCACCCACTTCCCGTCAGCGTCTAGGACCTCGACCTTCAAGAGCTCATCCTTGGTTTCGTTGATGACGGTTTGCTCTAGCGTCTCTTCCATCTCGATTTCATATTTTTTGAGCGCCAGCCAAAACCTCATTTTTGGCGTGGCCAGCAGTCGTTTGAATGCCGACGCCTTGTTGTCTGCTTGCGAACGGGAGTCGGAGGCCCGGCCCATCGCCCCGGACTCACGGTGAATAATCAGAACGCCTGAGGCCACCTTGTTCTTGGCCTGCCCGCCTTTGCCGCTGCCACAAAAGTAGGACACATCGAAATCTTTTCGCGTAGCGAGAGTGATTTTCTGGCGGGTGTCTTCTTTGGGCTGGTTGATGATTTTCATTTGGCGGCGTTCTTCTTGAAGCTCGCGCGCAGCTTCGCGATGATTTGGACGTGCGCTGCGTGGACTGCCTGACGCGAGACGCCCCGGGCCCGCGCAATGTCGGCCATGCTGATTTTGTCGTTGTAGATTTTCCGGAGCAGCACCTTCTCTGCCGTGGTCAACTCGCAGCGGCACTTCTTGAGAGCCTCGAGGTTCAGGCCCAGCTCTTCCTTCTCCATCACGACTTCATCGGTGGAGGGCGCGGAGTCCACGGCGGGCGTGAACTTCTGCGGCGCGCGGGTGCTTTCGCCATCGTGCGTCGTGACCGTTTCCTCCGCGTATTGCGTGTAGGTCGGAAAAACATCCGCGTGCGAGGAGGGCTCGACGGTGTTCTTCGATTTCCACAGGCCCGCGAGCGCCCCCTTCAAAAAGGGCATCAGGTAGCGGGTGAAACGGTTGCCGCGCTCCGGGTCAAACCTGTCTATCGCATTCATCAGCGCAGAATTCGCGGCTGAAATCACTTCGTCGTCCGGAAGACGCCCACGATTTTGACGCCGGGCGAATCGGGCAGCGAATAGCAAATGGTTTCGAATGAGAAACTCCCGAGACTCAGCGTTGCCCTTTTTCGCTTTGGTGAAGAGTTCTTTTTCTTCTTCCGGCGTGGTGAGTTTGAATCGCAGGTCTTCATTTGCCCGGTAGTAGTTGCTGTTGGTCCCGTCGCTCATTTGGTTTTCTGGTAGTTGCTGTCAGTCCGTTGTTCAGGCACTTCCAGAACCGTCATGTTCTTCGGATAATGTGTGCAGCGGTCAATCTCGTAAATGCGGAACCCCGTCGTCACGCCTTCCTTCTCAGTAATCTTGAAAAGGTTTCCCTTGCTCAGCGTGAGCAGGTCGCGGTTGAATTTCTCGAAGGGCATTTGGCGCAGAATGTCCGTGATGCCCGGCACCTGTTGGAACTGTTGGTAGAGGTCGAGCGCGCAGCCCACCCACACGTTGGCGTCGGGCTCAATTTTCGTGAAGTATTCGCGCATCCACACGTTGATGACTTGAGCGAGCCCTGAGGTCTTGCTGGACTGCTGAGCGCTCACCACCATCTCGGGATTGTGATACGCCTTGATGCCGCCGAAGCGGGCCTCTTCCTGAGTCGTGCCGACGCACTGGGGCGGAATCACGTAGTCTAAAAGGTAACGGCAGAACCACGGCAGCTCGCGCGAGAGGATTGCTTGCAGCTCCTCCTGCGGCGGGAAAACTTCCTTCGGCAACTGCGCGAGGAACATCATCACCTTGTCCTTCATGCTGGCGTCAAGGTCGGGGTAAACGACGCTGTCGCTGTCCATGTTGCAGGTGATGGCGTACCTCGCCCGGCACCCAATGACGTTGCCAACGCGGAACTTTTCGTTGCACTCCCGCTCGTTGTTGGCGACGCTTTTCTTGACGCCCTCACAGAATTTTCTGTAGAGCTGCGAGTTGCCAGTGACCGAGGTGTCGTCCACCAAGTGGAGTGCGAAGTCGAAAAGCTGGGAGTTGAAAGTGGTCTCACCGAGCAGGTGCGAGGCGGCCTCCGCGAACCCGCCGACAATCTTGCCGAGAATTTCGCGGTTGCCGAAGGTCTTGCCGCAGGCGACCGGACCAGCGATGTAGATGGCGTGGCCGAGAGTCAGCTTGCGATAATAGCAGCCCTTGTAGAAGTAGCTGGCCCAGCTCAGATAGTAAGGGAGCTGGTCGGGCGTCGTGAAAAAGTTGTCGTAGTATTTTGAAATCCACGGGAACTGTCCGTCGGGTCCCCAGACGGCGTCGCCGTTCGCGGGGGGCATCGCGTCGATGTTGTGGGTGTTCAGGTATTGGTGACCGTTGAAAAGAATCCTGCCCTTCGGGAAGAACGCGAAGCTGGCCATGCCCTTCACGCGTTGCTGACTGTGAACGTGCGCGATAGCCGCCTCCACTTCGGAAAAGTTGTCTCCCTTTTTCTTGCTGACCTCGCGGGTGAGCCCGCGCATCACGACCAGCTCGTTGATGACGTTGTCCTTGTTGAGGACGTCCCAGCGACCGCACTCGCGCTTCACGGTGTAGTCTTTTCCGTCGAAGTAAATGTCCTTGACGGCGTTCCCGATTCGGCCTTCCTCGAAGCGCTTCACCCAGTCGGCACCGAGCAGCTCAGCCCAGCTCCACCAGCCCTTGCCGGTTTGGCGCGCGTGATTCGAAAAGGAATACATTCCGTTGGCCCCGACGATGGCGGAGTTCTCTGACTTGGAACCGTCCACCCAGAAGGTCGGCCCCTGCGCGCCTTCGGTGAAGTCGACGGTCCACTCCTTGAAGCGTGGGTATTTGTCCTTCAGCTCGCGAAATCTTTCGGCGACGATGTGATACGGAATGGTGATGCCCGGCTCGTTGTCCTTCCACGCGTAGCTCCGCACCAGCTTCAGCATCCAACCGCAGATGCTGCCCCAAGGCACCGGAGTCGGGTGAATCTGTTTCCACTCGCAGCCGTTCATGTAGTAGCGCGAAGGCTCGAGGTAGCCCGCGTCCAAGTTGCTCAGCTCTTGGATGGGCAGGAACTCGTGGAGATGCTTCAGGATGAAGTTGGCAAAGTTGCGGGAGGAGAGCATGATGGGCCGCTCGAAAATCCAGACGAGCCGCCAGTTGCCGGAGAGGGACCGCTCCACCCAGTTCGGCTTGATGTCCATGCGGGCGAAGGCCCGCTCGAGTTCTTCCCAAGTGAACTTGGCGTCGTAGTCGCCCGTGAAACTATTCATCTCGCGGGGCGCGTTCGCGTTTTCTTTTCCGCCCTTCTCGCTCACGCGCCCGTTCTCGTTCACGCCCACGAACGAGGAGTAGAACATGTAGTCAGTCGCGGGGGCGTTCCCCCACGCAATGCGCGCCGCCTTGTCGGCGATGCAGTTTTCGGGGATGAGGGATTTCTTGTCGAACTCCCACGGATTGCCCTCAAAGGTGGTTTGGGAGGAGAGATTCTTTAAATATCGCACTGGAAAGAGTATCCCGGATTAGGGCGTGTTGTCAACTGACGGAGTCTCAGGTGGTCCAGTCAGAGCCCCCATGAAGGCGTCCTCGTTTGAAAGCTTAGAGTCGCAGGCGGGTCGGCATTCCCAGACGCCTACGACGCCCAGCTCGTTTACCCGGTGCAGGTATCCGCCGCACTCAAAGACCGTTCGGTTGCAAAGACGACATTTCATTATTTCAAATAATGAGGCACTTCTTTCGCCTCCGCGGCGAGCGGGCAGCCCGGGAGCCACTCAGGGGTTTGCGACATGACGTGCTCAACGTCCTTCGCCTGCACGGACTGGTCAACCTCGTTGATGGCTTCGTCGTGCGCCGTCCACAGCACCGTGCCGTCTCCGAAGGTCTCGTCGAGAGCAAGGCAGTGTGCGGCGAACACGTCCCGGGAGATGGCTTGAATCATGTTCTCTGTGAGCATTCCTCCGTAGAAGGCCACGCGCATCAGCCGCCCGTTCTTGATGGCTTCCGCACGCACCTGCAAGCGGTTTCTCCACTGGTCCTTTTCTTCGTCGTAAATCTTGGTCCACTCCTGCGCCACCTTGCGGTAGTAGAGTGAGCGACCCGACGGCAGCTCAATGGAAAATTCTCCGTCGAGCAGGCTGGCCTTGTATTCCTTGTCGAGGTGTTTCCACAGCCCGACAATCTTCTGGTTGTTGGCGCGAAAGTTTTTCACGCACTCCTTGGAAAAAGTGCCGTAGCCGGAGACCAGCTTCGGCGAGCCGTCCTTGTTCAGGATGGGTTGGCCCTCTTCGTTCAGCATCGGAAGGAACTCCGGGTCGTCCTTGGTGATGTCGAGGCCCGCGTGCGTCTGAGCCATCGCGATGAACTTTTCCCAAGCGGCTTGGTAACCCAAGCTGAGGACCTGCGCCTTGCTCAGCGCGTAGCGGGCCTTGTCTTCTTTCTTCATGTCTCCGCCGGTCCAGCCCATTTGCTGGCGGGCAAAAGCCTCGTAAGGAGACTGGCCCGCAGCCATCAGGTCAAGCAGCTCTTGATTGCCGGTCACCCAAGCGAGCACTCGCGGCTCGATTTGGGAAAGGTCGCTGACAATCATCTTCTTGCCCGCGCGCGGGATGAAAAGTGAGCGCATGTCGAGCACGGCAGTGACCCAGCCGGGCAACTTTTTCTCTTGGTAGAGCGACCGCTCGACTTCTTTCAGCCGGGCGGGCTCGTTCACCAGAAAACCCTTGTCGTCCCGATACAGCGGCTCCTTGCGGAGGTTCTGCATGTTGAGGCCACCGTCGCCTGCCCAGCGTCCCGTGTGCGCTCCGAAATACTTCAGGCGAAATTGCAGGATTCCTTCCGGCGTGAGACGTTCCTTGATGGTCTCGAGCGAGCCGAGGAACATCCGGATGGAGCGCAGCTTGGCGACATTCGCCACCCACGCGAAGCGGGGGGAATAGGCGTTCTCCCAAGCGTCGAAGGCTTCCTCTCCGTCGTTCGAGATAACCGGCGGAGATGGTATGCCCTCCTTGCGGCAATAGTTGGCAATGCCGACCGGCGACGTGGGCGCAAAGCCCTCGGGAATCCAAGGCAGCGTGGACTCGCAGTCCTTCAGCATGGTGTGCGCCGTGGAGATGTATTCCCTCAGGCGCTCCTCGTTGATTTGCACGCCGCGCTTACCTTGGCGGCTTGTCTGGTCGGCGAGGCGCCGCTCGAACTCAGGCCACTTGTGCCCGTGCTTCACGAAAAGTTCTCGCGTGGTGACGGCGTCGCGCCTGCCGTATTTCACCATCTCGTCCCACCAGCCCTCGGCCTTTATTTGGTCCGCCGTCTTGCCATTCGCCTTCTCACGCGCGTGCTTGTCCAGCTCGACGCCGAGCAGGAACTTCGCAGCCTCCTCGAGGCTCCGGCGGTTGCACAGAAAAGCTGACATGTTCGCCGTGCAGAACCAAGCGGCGGGCTTAATGGCGGGAGCAATGCCCAGTTCCACGAGCCGGTCATGCACTCCGCTGTCGAAGTGCGCGTTGTGGCTGACAAGAGTCTGCCCATTCAACGCGTCGAAGTTGAAGTCGCGAGGGTGTCCGGCCCAAGTCTCCGTATCATCGGCCACCGTGAGCAAGTAGGCGTCAAAACGCGGGCTGTGCGTGTAAGCGTAGTCGCCCATTTGTGTGATGGAGTAACCACCACCTTTCTTGCTTTTGTGATAGAAGGTCTCAAAGTCGAAACCGATGATGCGGGACTCGGGCATGGTTCAGAGAGTGATTCCGCACGACGGCGTGCTTTGGACTTTGTTGCGGACGATTTTGCGGATGGCTGCCTCAAGTCGCAGGTGGGCGCACTCCAAAGCGCGTCCGGTGATTTGACGTTTCCACGGCTCGTCTATTGAAATTTCCGGGTGCAGCGGCTCGCGGACCTTGCTCTCAATCTGACGAATCAGACAATCGACTTCGGCCTCCACGTCGTCGAGAAACTCTTGAGACACACGTTTGAATTTTCCGGCACGGTTGGCTTTGCTGCAAGCCAGCGCGTATTCTTTCACGCTGCTTGCCACGGTGAGGTTGGTCCGTTGGTTGCTTTGTTCACTACTCATCTGTTTTTGGTTTCTTGGTTGGTGTCTCGGGGAAACTGGACGCTGGAAAAGACCGCCACGCTCGGGTTTATAAGCCTCCGCGCGGATTTCTGTGTCGTGTTACTGGCTACACTGTTTAGAATTCGGTGGCAGCCACAGCGATAAATAGGCCCCGCGGATGGTATGCCGGGTGCGACTCGGTCGAATCGCTGGCCAGCCACATTTTCCTTTGATGCGGGGAAAGTCATTGTTGGACGGTATCAGGTCCGAGGGTTGAAGTCAACTAAAGAGCAAGAAAAGGCGCGAGAGTGGTGGGCCATTTCAAAAATCCACTCCCGCGCCTGAGGCGAACAGGTGTTAGCTGCCCGTGATTTGCTTGACGAACGCGCGGAGCGCTTCAGGCGTCTTCGAGACCGCCTTGATGACCGGCACGTAGGCAGTGTTGCCCGTCGAGTAGGTCTTCAGCCGGGTGCCGAAGGTGTGCAGGAACGACGAGTAGCCGCCCGCGGTGAGGTAGCCCGCCTGCTTTTCCTGACGGAAAACAGAGGCGCACTCGGTGAACAGTCCGCCCTTCATGTCGAGCGTGGCCAGCGCGTATTGCTGGTCCTCGAACAGGAACGGGAACAGGATGCGGTCGGCGTCTTGCACGTCCGCCGGTTTGCGGATGAGGAACAAAGCCGTGGCCAGAGTCTGAAACTCGCGGCTCGGGATTTTGTTCGCAAGCTTCTGCTTGTGCTCGCGCTGATTGAGCGTGCCGTTCGCCTTCGCCACTTCGGCGAGGGAAAAGCACAGCAGGCCCTGCTCGTCGGTCCCATACGGGACCTTCTCGACGTATCGGTCCTTGCGGAATCCGATGCAGACCACCGTGAGCAGCTCGCTGCCCGCTTTGATGAGAGAGCCATCACGCACCACTGGCGGCGTGTAAATGGCAATCTGGTCCTTCAGGACCACTTCACCCAGAGCGAAGGCGACAGCAAGTCCACTGGACTTCTGGACCACCTTCAGCTTGGGGAACTTGATTTCCGAGAAGCCGACGTTGTCCTCGTTGAAGGGACAAGCCGGGGCGGGGGCCGCGACCTCATACGACACGGGGTCACCGTTCTCGTCGCAGGGCTGCGCTTCGGTTTGAGTTTCCGGGGCGATTGGTTCCGTCGCGTCGACGGGCACACCGGGCTTGGAGAACGAGCACTTACTCATTGGTTGTTCTTTCGTTTTTGGTTGTTAACTCGTGGCGTGTTTGCCAGAGTCTTTGTCTGTTGCCATTCGCAACACTGAAAAGGATTGTCCCATAGCCGCCGCACCTTCGTCAACTAATGCGGCGCGAAAATCTTCGACGGCCTTGGTCTTCTTGCCGCGCGGTGACGTCAGCTCAATCAGCTCGTCGAGCGAGGTGATGGCGACGTCGTAGAGGGAGTCGACTTTGTCGGCGTGCTCCGGCGCGATGAAGCGCTTGGCGATTTCGCCGGTCTTCCGCGCGTGCAGAATTTTGATGTTGCGCTTCGGATAGAGCACGTAGCCCTCGGGAATAAAATCTTCGTCGTTCGCCGCTTTCGTGGTGGCGTTCTTGCGGAAAGACTCAGCCCAGAGTTTCACCACCTGCGCCAGCTTCATCCCTTCGGCCACCTGCTTCGGGTCTTCGAGGGACACCGTGTTTATGTCTTCGGGCACCGCGAGCGGCGCATATTTCTTGCCCACTTGAATCACCAGCTCCGCGACTTTCGGACAAACACCAACCAGCGAACAGAAAAGACAAGTGCCAACCGTGGCCCGCGCCAGAGAGAAATCCGCAGGATTCTTGCCTGCCTCGACGGCCCGAGCAACCACGGTCCGCACTCTAAGGTAAAACGAGTCGGGAACCGAGACGTCAAAAAGGTGGTCAGATTCATGGTCAATGTGGGGTTGGAAAAACAGCACGCGACAGGTCCGCAGCTTCGGGAACATTTTCTTGATGCCAAGCATATAGGAAATCCCCTGCAAGTTGTCCTTGGCGTCGGTCACTGCATTTCTTCCGAACTTCCAGTCGATGATTTCCGCGTGGGTCTCTTCGGCGTTGATGATGCCGAGGTCGAGGTAGCCGCCGGTGGTGCCCTCCCAAAGTCCTCCTTCGCGTTCTTGGATTACGGCATCGTCCACGGGCAGATAAATCTCGCGCAGCACCTTGGCTCCCGGGCCAAAGGAGGCAATTCTCTCAAGCGCCAGCTCCTTGCACTGAGCCACCACAAGGGCCTTGTAGTCGGGGATTCGGTTGTCGTCGAGGTCAGACTCCACTGCGTTGTGCTGAAGCGTGCCCATGATGGAAGCCTCATTTTCCGACTGCGTGGGCTGATACTTCGGGCAGGCCTCGCGTGCTTGAAGAGTAGACGGAGAGTAGGGGTGATGCTTGCGTTCTGTCTTGTCTGCTTGTTCGGTCATACTGGTTACTTGCTCAAAAGGTGCGCGGAAAACGGAAAAGTCAAACAGCTTTCATCGACGGCGGCTCTCCCTGCGGATTGCCTCTGCGTAGCGCTGGCACGCGGCGGCGATTTTTTCTTGCGGCGTCCGGGGGCGGGCCAAGAAGAGGAGGGCCTTGCTGACGACTACGCCCACGGCGGGAATAAAGAGGGGTGCCGCGACCCACCACCAAGACCAAGCAATCTGCCCGGTGAGCTTGAGCGTCAGGAAAATCAGAAACAGCATCCCGGTGAGGCCGATTCCTTGTGCTGGTCTTTCGTTCATGTCAGTGTTTGTAGAGGAACGTGACTGTCGCGGTGATGGCGAGCGCGCAAAGCCAGTAGCACACGTCCGCCGGTTTCTTCTCGATGCCCCAGCGCAGTGCGTTCAGCAGATACAGGGACATGATGACGTAGTTGAAGATTTTGGGGTCGAGCAAGAATTTCACCTCGGGCCTTTCTCTTTCTCGGGCAACCGCGGAGCGCGGACCACGTCGCTCTTCAGGCCGCGCCGGTCGCATTCCGCGATATACGCTTCCGTCTCGGGACGACCGTCTCTCCACAGGGCCTTGGCGATTTCCCGACCGCTCGTCCCGACCTTGCCTCGTTTCTCTTTGCTCATTGCACAGACTCTACTTCAGTGGTTGCCGGTTGTCCAATCATCGCGGACTGAGCGAGGGTGCCCTTGTAGAATTCGGGGAAGCCGCCGCACACTCCGCGCTTGATTTGCTTGATGAAGTGCTCGTAGAGGTGGTCGCGGATGAAGTCGCCCTCTTCGCGCTCGAGGTCCTTTTGCAGCTCGCACATGAGGGGGCCGATGTCCTCGGGCCCACCGACCAACGTGCCGTTGTCTCGCAGGTGCTGGACCGCCTTGCGCCAGCGCGCCTCTGTCTTAAGTTGCGTGACGAGATTCTGCACCACGTCATTCGTGCCGGGGTTCGCCTTCTTCCACTCGCCGCCGTGACGCTCCTTGAACTCGGGGCTCACGAACTTGCCGATGAGAATCTTTTTGTCGATTCCGAATCGGTTGTAGTTCTTGATGACGAACCCCTCCACCTTGCAGCCGCCGAGGATGGAGTCGTGGTCCAAGAAGTCCCGGATTTGGTCATCAGAGATTCCCGGCAACGCGCCGACGTAAAAAGTGGGGACAACCTCGAGGCCGAGTCTCTCAGCCTCCGCACACTTGTCGTCATATTGGAGATACGTCTCCGGCCCGGTCATCACGTCGAAAAGGATGATGTGTTGCTTCGGGATGCGCGCGTAGGCTTGCACGTTGTGCTTCGGCTTGCTCAGATACTCTCCGCGATACACCCAGCCGGGGCGCAAGTCGAGAGAGGCGGCGGTGTCGACAGCGTGGTTGAAAAGCTGCGGCACTGCACCGATGTGAATGTCTTGTCCCTTGGAGCGGACTGAGAGCGAGCCGTCGTGGTTGCGGCACATGCTGAACTGTGACCCGTCAACTTTCTCTTCGACGACGACGGGGCCGCACAGCAGCTCGTTTAGGTAGCGGTGTCCGAGCGTGTAGATGCTCGGGTAGGATGATAAGTTGCTCATTGCACGCTGGGGGTTGGTCAGTATTTCTTGCGGGGGTTGTGTTTGATGGCGGCCAGAAGTTGCTTATGGTCTTCGGCGTTTGCTTTGGTGGTGGCGGCCTTGCGCGGGCTCTTCTTCACTTTACGAGTTGAGTATGATGGCATTGGTTTGTGTGGGGTTGTGGGTGGGCACGAGCCAGCCCGTCTTGAGTCGGTCCACGGCAGCTCCGGCCTGCCAGCCTTCGCGCCACACCTTGCGGATTTTACCCGCGCGGGAGTGGAACTCGGGGCAGTCCTTCAACTGTTCGCCTCGGCCTTGGGCGTCGAAGCCCATCTCCCAGTGCGCGAAGAGTTGTTGCTGGCCTTTTGTCAGGGCCAGCTCGGGGTTGTCGGAAACGCAGATGCGTAGGTTTTCGGAGCTTATTTTCATTGGTTGTTTTGGTGATTAGCTGCGCTGGATTCCCTCGCCGCGTCGAGCCCGGTCCTTGGCGTCCTGCGCGCTGGTCGCTCGCACGTCAACCCAGCGGTCGATGCGGAGCCCTCTGCGGGAAAAGCCGTTAGGCCGGACCACGCAAAACTTGAACTTCAGGTAGTCCCGGCTGTGGACGTCTTCTTCGCGATATTTGGCGACAGAGAACCATTTCATAACATCGAGAAGATGCCACTCAACTCGTGCTCTGTCAAATGGAGATTTGAAGCCAGCAGGTCCCCGTCGTTGAAGGCGTCCTGCTGGTTCAGGCGTGTCACCAAGCGGCGATGCACGTGCTCCTGCCGCGTGCCCGCGGCCAGAACTACCCGGTAGAGGGACTTGCTCTTGGCCCCGATGCGCGGGAGTCTCCCGAAAACTTGGCGGATGTTGACCGCCGAGTTGCAAGGCGAAACGTGGCCAACACGAGGAAAAGAGCCGTCGAAGTCAGCAAGAGTAATACAGATGCCGCCAGCAGCAGAGTTGCAGTTGATAACACGGTGGCTGTTATTTTGAAAAGCGTCGATGTTGTCATCGCGGCGTGCCTTGCCTTTTGCGCCCACTTGGCTACCGTCGATGCGACAGTCGGTTTTGAGTCGCGTGCAGAGTTCATCCAGTGTTTGAGTGAACGTCACGAAGTTAGCCACGCTGTAGCCCTGCTCGTTCGCGTCCTCGGTTAGCTGCACGAATACGGGAACCATCAGTAGCTCGATTTCTTGTAGCGAGCGGATGATGACGGTGAGATGTGATTCCTTGTCCGTCGCCGCCTTGTCGCGGAGCGCGCGGATGGAGTCGTCCATCTGTTCGTAAAGCTTGTCAATCGCGCGGCCCTCGGCGAGGTCATACAACTCCGCGGAAATACTGCACTCAGGAAAGTCGGGTAGGTCTTTGATGCGAACGCGAGTGCCGTGGTCTGGAAAAATTTCTTCGTTGAGCCGCGCCATCGTGCGCTTGCGGTCGTCCTCCTTCCCTGCGAAATAAAATCCTCCGTGCGGAGACGGTCGGCAGTTCCACTTGCGCACCCAAGTCCAGAAGCGCAGACCGGCGTCCAGCTCGTGGAGTCCCAGCACATAGCCCAGCGCTTTGAAGTCAAGCGGGCTGTCGCCAGCGGTGGCTGAGAGTCCGAGAGTTTTCAGGCCCTGTCGCTTCGCCGCAATCAGCATCTCTGCGTTGAGTGAGTCCGTGGCCTTGCAGCGGTGAACCTCGTCGAACACAGCCGCCTTTACCTCAGGATGAAAAAGAAATCTCCCGTAATTGTGAGGGATGGTTTTTGTTTCAACGCAGTGACACGCACCGTAAGGACACTTCGGGGTGGTGTCGTCTTCCACCCAGCACTGGCACACGGTGCATTTGAGTCGCGACTTGAGTGGCCCGGTCTTCGGAAATTGCCAGCGACCAAAGGGAGTCTTCCCGGTCCGAAGCTTCTCGTAGCCAACAACATCGAACTCCACGCCGAGATGCTCACCGGCACGCAGCCAGCCAGTTTTTGCGACGTCGGGGCAGACTACTAACGTGGGAAGATTTAGTTCTCGCAACACCGCACCGGCGACGTAGGTCTTGCCGGTGCCCATGTCTGAACCATCGAGGGCCGCGCCATCGCGCCGAAGGCAAGCGAGCAAGTGCCGCGCTGCGTCAGGTTGATGGGGCTTCAGACCCTCTACGTTCATCAGAGCGTGACCTTAAGGATGACCACCGTCCCGTTGGCCAGCGGTCCGTCGACGGGAACCACAACCCCATTTTGCGGCTCGAGGAAAAACCATTGACCATCATTGCGGCGTATGACGTTCATCACGTGGTAACCGAGAATTAAACCGTCCTCGGTTGAGATGCGGACGTAGGCCATGCCGACGGCCACGGCGGCGCGGGAATTTTTGTAGTGCCGCAATGCCCACACGTCCATCCAGTGCTTGGCCTCGCGTGCGAAGTTGTCACAGTCCCAAGACTCCTCAGTATATTTCGTCCACTCTTTGTGGGACATGGCGAAGGCGACCATCTCTTCGATGTCAGACTGCGTGGGAGAAATGTAAAACGCATCTTCGGGCCCCGTGACGATGCCCAGCTCAGAGCTGTCTCTCGGCATCTTCCATTGCAGGCACTGCTCGATGGTGGCAGCGATTTCATTCCAGTCGAGGATGGAGTAGCGTTCAGTGGGTTCAGCTTGCGCTGCTAGGGTGACTGCGAGCAGCAGGCTCGCAACGATTTTTTTCAATGTGCTGTTTCCGTTTCAGCGCGCTGGGGTTATGTGTTCGCAGAAGATGTTCACGCACGGGAGAGTTGTCTTGCAGCAGGTCGTGGATTTCGGGAGTCGCGAGGACCTTCTCGCGATACCAGCGGTGCCACTGAAGACTGGTTGTGCCCTCTGGCAGGTGTCCGGACGTTATGGCGTTCTGAGCAAACTCCTTCGCCTCACCGGAGAGCCACGTGCGGAAAAGATAGAACCATTCGGGCTCAATGCAGACAACATACTTGTCGGCCCAGCAAATATCCGACGGGGCCATATTGTTTTCGATGGCGACGCTGCGACTGTGCAGCACGCAACGCAGGGCGGCATCTATTCCACATGTCCGGGAATAAAACCAACGGTGACCGCGCAGGCGGTTCAGACCGTGCATGAGCGTGCCCACAAAATGCGCGCCGGGCAATGGGTGGAGCTTGCCCTCCTTGCCGTCGATGTCCGCGCAACCCCAGTATCCGATGTCGTGAAAGAGAATGCACAGCCAGCCTTCGAGGTCCGGCCAGCAGCGAAAGAGCTTGCGGTAGGCAAGAGCCACGGTGAAGGGGTGCCAGAGAAACTGGTGGCAGCCGAACAGGAGAGAGCGAGTGCCGATTTTCATAGCCAAGGTCCGAGCTTGAGTTTCAACCAGACGAGTCGTCCCCTCAGGTGAACCGCTTTGAAGAACTCGCGCCTCTCAACGGGACCGTGCTTACGGTTGCGGGATTCCCAACAGAGCACTTGACCGGCCACGAGAGGCGGCGGGGCGCCGACATAGCCCTCGGTGTCTACCAGCCCAAATGGGTCGTCTCGACGGTCGAGTTGAGCGTGTATTTGCCCGCAGTCAGCGAGCGTGTTGTTCTCCTCTTCGATTGAAGGAATGTCCCAGCTCATGTCAGTCTTCGTTCTAGGGTGACAAAGCGAAGCGTCTCGTTGTTGATTCGCATCGGCAGATTGTTGTCCAGAGCCCAAGCACAAAGCGTGGTGTGATACTGGTCGAGCGTGCCGTCGTTCACAATTACTTCGTCGCAGTCCTCGGGGCCGAAGGTCACCGTCGGGTCCACCGCATTGCCGGGTCGGTCAATCCACACAATGCGGTCGAAAAGTTTCTCCGCCTTCACCGCATTGATTTCCTTGATGTCCCGCAGTCCCGCGCCGATGTCTCCGCTCCGCACCACGAGCCGGGCGAGATAGCATTGGTCCGTGAGGCGCAGCTTGTCCAGCTCGTCCTTCCAGAACTGACGGTCCCGGTGGCGCTCTTCCCAAGCTTGGCAGGGGTGCTTGTCCAGCACGCGCGCCATGTGTGGCAGGCCCGCCCAAGAGAACGAGCCCGCGTATCGCAGCTTCGTGATGAAGCCTAGATAGATGGCGGCTTCGTCTTTGCCCGCTCGCCCGTATCCGCAGAATAAAATTTTCTTATAGTGCATAGGAGATGTGGTTTGTAGTGTGCAAGTGCAAGCCATGTCAGGAACCATTCGGTGTCATACCAAGCCGCCTCTTGGGCGGGCCGAGGGTGACCCCCGAAGGGTTCTGACCCCGGGGCGATTTCTTTCCGCATTCGAGCGGCAAACGATGTGGTAGATTCCATTCGATGCTGAGGTCGTGCTCGCTCGCCACGGTCCGGAAAAATGCAGCCCGGTAGGCTCTGAGCTGTGGAGAAGAGGTCACGATGGGTTTTGAGGTTGAGCTAGACTTTCGAGCCGGGCTTGCGCCAGCAGAAAAATCTCGTGGAGTTGATTTCCCGTGACTCCGTGGACAACGATTGCGCCACCCATGAACATGGTGTTCTGAACTTTGGTGGTGCGGATGATTTCTTTGAGCTGTTCGAGCGTCATTCGGCCCTCCCCTTCGTGCGGAATTCAATTTCTGTGTCCAGTCGTGCGAAGCACATCAACGCGTAATCCTGCATCGGGCGATACAGCCTCTCCGCGTAGCTGCCGGAGCGGGCAATCAGGTGCTTGTAGTGCGAGGCCTCGCGCGCAGCCTGATGCAGGCGGCGAATCAACTGGCGCATCGTCAGCGTCCCAATCTTCGCGATGTATTTCTCGTCGCGATTTTTCGGCGGGCGTCCGTAGACTCTGGTCTCGCGTTCACGCATCGCTCGCTTGCGTTGGCGCGCAGTGTGCTTGGCCTTGGGGTTGAAGAGGTCCACCTCCAGCTTGTGCGAGAGGTTCGGAGAGATGTCTTTGTCGGTGTCGTTCATGTCTTCCTACTATGTATCATGCTCACAGCGTAAGCGCAAATGTCACAGAGGGCCCACGTCTCTTTTCTCTCAGGGTCCGAGATGATGAAGCGCTTTGCGCGCACCTTGTTGCCGTTCGCCTCTACATAGTCAACGACGTTGAACTCCGGCCCCTCTATCTCGACGGAATGAAGGCGGCAGAGGGGATTGTCACAGAAGGGGACCATAGAGAGAGGCTTGCATGTTGAAGAAAAACGGGTCTCTGAAGTGCGGAACGGGGACCCACTTTGGGTGCGCCTTCCTGATTTTCTTTTTGCGTCTCGTTCGGGGCTTCACTTCACAGCGGGATTCGGAGTTTTCGGTGCGGGCAGGTGTTCGGGTGGAGTGAACACAGGTGCCGCACTCAAGCGCTGCTTGGTGGGCGACTTACGAGGGCCCTGCGGCAGTTCCGTGGGGTGCTGCTTGAGACGCAGGCTCAGCTCGCGGCCTTCGCTGCCGAGAATCTCCTGCACGATGGCGGGAAGGTTCTCCACGGGCAGACTGGCGTTGACCTGATTGGAAAACCTCGTTGCGTTCCGCGTCATGCGGTCCTTGAGCGTGAGCCCGACCATGCCTTTGTCTTGCAGGTATCGCAGCAGCACGTCCTGCGCGGCGCCCTCGAAGAACACCGTGCCGACCTCGCGGAAGCACTCGGCACCCGTGCCGTCTGCCGTCGCGTTGTCGATGAACAACTGTCGCAGAGTCATGCCGGGGTAAGGGTTGATGAACTGCGGGGCGTCCTCGCGCGTCTCGATGGTGCTGCCCATGCGCTTGGCCTCGCCGGGCGCCAGCTTCGGGTGAATCTTCTTCAGCTCGAGGTAAAGGTTGTCGTAGTCAATCTTGGCAACGCCAGTGAGGGGGGCCTCGACGGTGACGGCGTCTTTCACGCCCGGGACACGAAAAGTTCCAATAATGTAGGATGGCATACAATGAAAAGGTTTCCCTTTCGGGATGATGTCAACCCTCGATTCGCGCCTTCTCGCGGGCACTATTGCCGGGCCGGTCTTCAATCTGCGCCAGCTTCTCGTCGCGGGTCAGGGCGTTGTAAGACCTCTGCCGAGACTGGGCTTCCGTCCACTTGCGGCCACGCTTGGCGTGCAGCGTGGCGTTGCTATAGCCAGCGGTCTTTTTCTTTCCCCCGGTGATGAGGGCGGCGGTTCCGTGTGTCTGCGGGTATTTCTGTTTGCTCATATTGGTTTCAGTGTGTCGATGTTTACCTTGCGGGTTCCGTAAACTTGTCGCGTCCCCCGATTGTCCACTATCAAAAGCTCGCCGTCAAGGAATCGGCGCTGGTTCGCCCTGAATCGCTCTGCCTCCGCGGGAAGACCAGCCACGGATTTTCCGTGGAGCACGGAGTCGAGCATCACCGGAGAGGTGGGAAACTCCATCTCCACGTAGCGCGCGAGAATGTCTCTCATCAGGTGCGGGTTCATGGCAGGTCTTTCCAGATGTAGGTGTTCGGCGCTTGAGGCAGAGCCATCCAGTGTGTCCAGATTGTTCCTCGGTCGTGGGGTATTTCGTCCCATGCTTGCTCACTACATCGCCAGTATTTGATTTGCCACATTCTCCGTTTTGAGTTCCACGCGAGATAGTTCCCGTCTTCGCTGGGTCGCGCCGAACAAAGTCGCTGGAGCGAATGAGTGCTCCCGTCTTTGTCGCAGAACGCGGTTGGGCAGTCTGAGTAGGTGCAGGCGTCCGGGTCTGGGCAGTATTTCGGCGCACTCATCGCTCACCTCCATCGTTCGGCCACTCCAGTTGGATGCCAAACTCCATCAGATGACCTTCGCGGATTTTTCCAGTCAGATAGCGGATTGTGTCGTTCAGGTCGGTTGTGCAGCCGTGCTTTCTCGCCTCTGTCAGTTCGCGCAGTTGCATCGCGAGGTGAGCGAAGGCTGTGTAGTGCGCGGCGATTCGTTCCTCCTGAGCTTCCACGCTTTGCGCGAGAGTCCACCGCTGGCGCTCTGCTCTGGCCTCGTCGCTGTAGGAAATCTTGACGCGCTCCTGAATCTTCGCGGTTACGTTCCTGTTGGTGATTTCCCCCGCCGCGTATTCGTCGAGGTCGTCGAGCTGTCTGTCCAGACATCGGCGAATGGCCTTCTCGGACGTGGACTCGGCACCCTTGATGGTGTAGACAATGCGGAATCGTTTTTTCATGTTAGGCATACCAAGAGCTGTAGGTTGAACTGTCCGCCGAAACGCGGCGTGCGTAGTAGCGGCTCTCGAAGGAAAAGCTCGCGCCACCCTTGCCGTTGTAGTTAACCTTGCGAAAGGTCTCAGGATTGCCGCTGCTGTAGCCACCGCACCACTGGGACTTCGCGAGGAAGTTGCCGGGCGTGGGCTTGACGGTCTCGCACATGAATCCTGCGGTGCCGGGCACTGAAGAGGCGCCAATCTCGCGGACGTAGCAGCCCTTCGGCGTGATGCGCGTGACCTGAAAGTAGTTGACGTTGGTCTGGTCGTAGCCCCAAGACATTTCGAAAATGTCGCCGACGGCTACAGGTTTCACGGGAATTGTGGGTGTTTCGTTCATGGGATTAGAGGGAGAGGAAAAGGGAGTTGCCGAACGGCGTGAGGCGCGCGAGGTCGGCGACCAGCACGTATGCCACGCTGCGCTGCGCGTAGGACGCGAACCACTCGATGTGAACCCCTCCTCGGTCCACGCTGTAGACCTTGGCGCTGATGCTGTCGCCGTTGGGGGCGCTGAAGACCACACACTCTCCGACTTTGAAGGACCGGGACTTGTTTTTTGTCATGCCGTAAACTACCACGGCGCGCGAAGAACGCAAGAAGGAAGAACTACTGATTGGTAGACCGGGGATTCTCGGGTATCGTGTTGGCGAGGGCCTCTTCAATCGCGGCCCTGATTGCCCGCTGGTTCTCCCCGTCAATGCTGTCCCACCACTCGTCAAAACCTGCGTGGCCCTCGAGCACCTTCAACACCAGCTTGGTCAGTCTCTTGGCTTCGGTCATAACAGCAACTCCCTCACGTCCCCGTTCCAATACACCTTCTCGAACTCGGGGCAATCTTTGTTCGCACACCACAGGGCCTTGTCGCCGTCCCACCAGACGTGGGGCTTCCGGCACTTCTCGCACTTGAGCAGGCCGCAGTGTCGGGCGCGTGGCTCAGTGTCCTCGTCAGGTCCCAGTGGTGGTGGAGGAGGTGTCGGAGTTTCCATTTTCCTTTTTGGGTTTGGGTTTGGGTTTACCCCAGTCAATGGCGTCGTAGTTCTCGTGGAATTTTTTGTTGTCAGACACACGCGTCTTGCTGCCCTTGCCGGGTCCTCCCTGCATTCCGAAGTCGCGCTGTCTTCCCATCATGCCAGTGTTGGGCGGTGCCATATCAAATGTCGTCTCCGTCGTAGTAGTCGTAAGGGTCGAGGTCGTCCGCGTTACGACCGTCCTTGCCGTCCTTACCCGGGACTCCCACTTGTCCGGGAAGTCCCATAGGCCCCGTGTCACCCTTCTCTCCCTTCGGACCACGACGACACAGCAGTCCTCCGGCAATCAAGCCCAACAGAAAATTGCAGATGAATCCTTCGATGCTCATGATTTTGTTGCGTCGATGTCCTTCTGAGTCACCACCACGGGCGCGAAGACCGTCGGTGCCACCGCTTCACCAGCGAGGCCGGCTTCTTCCATTTGCTTCTGGCACTTGAAAAGGAAGTTGATGCCATCGCACACCATCTGTGCCGTCTCGGGCTGACGGGTCGTGGCCAAGAAACCGGGCCGAGGTTCCTTGGTGGCATCGGGTTCAATGTTCACGCACACCACATACACTCCCGGGCGCGTGGGCTGGCTCACCCACTCGCAGATAAGCCCGCTTGAAGGGAACGGGTAAAACTTCATGCCCTCCGCTTCCTTGTGTTGTTGTTCCGGAGAAACTTCAGTCTCCGTCTTCTTGTAGTCCGCTCCTTGCACCACCACCTTGTTGCTGGCGTGCTGCACGAACTGTGCCTTGATGTTGTCGATGTTCGCCGCAGTGGGGTGCAGCGGACGGTGTTTTCCGTTGTGGGTGTTGTTGGTGTTGCTCATGGTTTTGTGATGAGGGCTCTTTGGTTTTCTGCTGCGATGTCCCCGCATTGCGCGAGTCTATATTTTCTGAGCGAGGCGAGGGCTGCCTTCTCTCCCGGAGTCAGGCCAAGCCTCTCCACCCTTCGCTCATTGGCTTCCTCTTTCGCCTTGATGCTGCGTGACATTGCGCTCACAGTGATGGTGGTCTTTCGTTGGTGAGTTTCTCAAGCGCAGCAGTGAGGCGCGCGCGTTCCTTCTCAATCTCCTGAATGAGTTTCTCCCCCTTGTCCCGAACGCTGACCACCGCGACTGCAACGGCGTTGTTGTATTCGTTCAAGCGTGCTGCGAACGGAGAGCCACTACGGCATTGAGGCACACGGGCCGAGGCGGCGCTACAAAAGTATTTGTGAGTAGTCTCAATCCTCTCCACCAAGCTGCCCGGTGTGGACCTATTGAATTGCTCGAGGTCCTTCTGCGCCTCACGCACACCCTCCACCCACGAGCGTAGACGCCAGTCATCCTTCTCCCTCGCGTGCTTCTCGAAGGCGTCCAAGTCCAGCTCGGGCTTGTTTAGGTCACGGTGCTGCCACAATTGAGCGCGGTGTTGCTCTATGAAGTCGTGCAGCTCAGCTCCCCAAGCGTCATCATTCTCGAGGCGCTCGAGTGGTGTTTGCTGCGCCATCTCTGCTGCGCTGAGGTATTCCTCGACTGAACCGTGCGAGAATGGAATGGACAGGAAAAACTTTTTGAGCAGCACCAGCTTCCAGAAGTCACACTCCAAGGCGCACTCTTCCTTGGTCGTGAATGAGGTGGACACAGGAAAACGTGATGCCGTGTTGGGCCCGGAGTCTTCGTTGACGCAGTGCTGTAGCCCACGCTTGGCCAGTTGCTCCTTCACCTCCGACGGTATCGTGTAGCCCCAGCAGTCCGCCTTGAACACACTGACTGGGCGGCCCTGCCGCATTGGCTCCTTGAAGGCATTGGAGCTTACAGAAAAGCGGAAGTGGAAGGGCGTCGCCTTGCTCGGATGAGAGTAGATATGTCGGTAACTTTGCACGCACTGAACATATGCGACGTAATGACCTCGCGTCAACTTAGAGAGTTCTTTTTGTTGGTGCAAGGCATGTCGCAGACACTGCTTGGAGAAGGAGGGTTTATTTTCCGGGGGAAAGGGCGTTGGTATTCGATGATTATCTTTTTACATATATCTTTATACACGAGTTAGTATATGTGTGTGTGTATAGGTGAACAGTGACGCCCAAATCCCCGGAAAATCTAGGGGCCTTGGGGCGCACAGACACAGGGGCGCGAAGATGGGGCTATGCCCCCTTTTAATTTTGGGGTGGCGTGTGAGACCCAAAAGGCGCAAAGGCGAACTGGATTGACATTCGCCGCTCACGCGGACCTATTGTGTGTGCCACTCGACACAAACGAACCGATGGACCCCGAGCAGCCCACCAGTGCTGCGGGCTCACCAGCCGAACAGGACAAGGAGGCCGCACTTTTCGAAGCGGCTCCAGCAATTGCCAAGCTGCTCTATCAGGAGAGCAAGAGGGTGCGGCGAATGGTGGCACGAAAGTTGTGGTGGCAGAACAACAAGGGCCCCAAGACATGAGCGTGGAACCAATCCAGTGGGTCTTACTGTGCAAGATGAACGACGACCCCGCTGACCAATGGGAGGAATCAGTTCACTCGCCCAAGGACGGATTTACAGACCGGTCTGTGGCGCTGAGAGCGTGCGCGAAGCTCAGGAAATACACTGAACAGTTTTTCTACTGCGTGGCGCCGCGACACAATTGCGAGACTTACCCGAAGACTGGGCTGCTCCGACTCAAGGCAGGATTTGAATCGTGAAGCCAATCGACAAGAATAAGATTGACGTGGCTCAGGCTTTTCTCGTTTACATGGCCTGCGTCGGTGACACCGACAAGACAGCCGTGGCGCTCGACCTCGAGCCAGAGCAGGTGCGATTGCTTGCGGAGTCTGAGGGCTGGACAGATAAGATTCGGCGCGTGTCCCTCATGTCCAAGAGCGGCAAGCCCGGCGACTTCGAACGTGCAACCAATCGCGCGCTTGCGTTCGTGCAGGCTCAGTGTATCCGTGAGCAAGTCAATCGACTGTTGCGCGAGGTCACGAAGATGACCGACGACGAGCTGCTGAGCCGTGCGTGCGTTCGCACTCGCGATGGTGGACAGCAAATCTCAGCCAAGTTTTTGGTGGACCTTGCGGGCGCAGCCGAGGCTTGCCATCGCATGGCTTACATGGCCTTGGGCGACACTGTGACTGAGCGAGCAGAGCGCGAAGGCGGAGGCACAGGCGGACCGAACAGCAACGACATGCACAGTGCAATTATTGCGCACCTAAGCAATCCCGGGCTCAACCCTGAGCCAGTAACGCAACGCCTTATCAACGAGGCAAATGCGGAGATACAGCGTAGGTCTACAGTAGAATCCCCACTCGATAAGTCGGGGATTGCTGAAGCAGAGGACCAGTGAGCGAACATCGAGCGCCTTAACTCGGCGCGTCGGTGCGCCAAAATGGCACAGTGCGTGATTCTCACGCATCCAGATTGGGTGAATACACCCAACTCCAGTTGGTCCGTTGGACCTCGCGTCCGTAAGGCACACAGGACCAGCAGCTTGCGGGCGCAAGAAGAGTGCCCACACTCGCAACAGAGGCTCTCGGCAAGATTTGCCTATCGGTTTCGAGGTCGCGAGGACCCCACCCGGCCCGGGGGAATCCGGGGGGAGGGGGTCGGCTCAGCAGTCGCCGCGCCATGAAAAAATATGCCTTCTCGTGACCTCTACGTCTTGACGCTACCGGAGTTCTACGACATGGGGGAAATCCCCCCTTTGACTCGACGTCTTCCCGCCCCACTCTTGACAACTTTCCGACCTGTGCGACATTACGTCATGATAGAAAACTTCACCTACACCGACGGTGGCCGCCGGGCCGATAATTTTCACTTCGAGCGAAAAGACTGCACGGTCCGCGCTCTTGCCATCGCCTCAGACCAGCCCTATTCGTGGGCTCACGGAATTCTCAAATCTCTGGGTCGACCGACCGGCAAGGGCTTTCGCTTCTCCACCGCTGCCACTCACTTGGCCCTCACCGAGCACGCCCAACCGAAGCGCGGCTGTGGTCGCAGCCGTGTGAAAACAGCCATCAGGAAATACGCCAAGGGCCGTTTCATCTTCCGCATCCGCGGCCACGTTTTCGCAGTGGTCGACGGAGTCATCCACGACAGTAGCGAACCCCGCACTCTCCTCAACTGCACGGTCACCGCTGTGTGGGAGTGGAATGGACTCGCGACTCCCCCAGTTGACACCGCGAAGGTTTCGTGCGACACTCTGCCATTGTTCACTGTGCCCGCAATATGAAAAAACTTTTCCTCACTCTTGCCCTCGCCCTCGCCGCATCGAGTGCGCCCGCCCTCCACGTGGAGTGGGACTTCGACGCGCGGTATCTTGACACACTGATTTACTGGAACGACGAACACCGCAGGTGGGACCCGGTGCCGGGACCCTACGAGGTGCGCAACGGCAAGTATTTCATCCCGATTGTCGCCGACCAACCGTCGCGGCTCTATCGCGTGGCACGCGTCGACGGAACTCCGCAAGTAATCACATCTCCATGAAACTCCTCCCCCTCTCACTGCTTTTCGTTTGTCTGACTACGTGTGTGCTGTCGGCTGACGAGTCGTTGCCGGAGTTTAAGCGGCTCCCGCACTGGCGGCAGCACGAGAAGTGCCTGCCCTTTTCCTACGAGTGCTTGGAAGCGCTCCACGCCAAGGGGATTCCGGCAACGCAAATTTTTTACAAGTGGCAGCAGGCCGGGGAACACGGAGAAGATTCCGGGTTCCACGCCGCCGTGCTTTTCCAGCACAAGGGAAAGTTCTGGTTCATGGACAACACGCGCTTCGCTCCGCGCGAGGTCACGGCGAAGACGGACCACGGCTGCATTATGCAGACGCAACCGTCGAAGCTGGTGTTCATCACCCTCGTCGACCGTTGGGGGAACAAGCAACCAACGCGGCTGTTATCAGACCGATTCAGGAAGGCGGGAATATGACCAGCAAATCCATCATCCAATCCTACGTCTATCCAGAGGGCAAGCCCGACACCGAGTGCTACATGGTCTCGACCATAGAGCGCGACAGCTCCGCTGCCGCACATGCGGGCACCTATTTCGAGACCATCGTTTGGAAGTGGGACACCAAGACGCGTCAGCGCGAGGACAAAATCTTGCTGGTGGAAAACAGCGTGAAAACGCTCACGCACCATCAGGTCATTTGTGAAACGATTTTCCTGCACGGTATTGAAAGGCTTTGCAGCCCCGAACTTGACAACCGCTGAATCTGTGGCACCTTTCCTGCCAGATGAAAAAGCTGAAACCCATCAAGGTGCGAAGACACTGGGGCACGCTCTCACCTGTGACCCGGGTCAAGCCGTCGGCGAAAATCTACAACCGAAAATCAACCAAGAATCAAAACCAGTGAGAACACCAGACGAAATGAGTGCGCGACTAGCGGCGCAGGAGGCCCACCGTGACTCCGCAGTAGAGACCCGCGTAAAAGAGCTGGCCCTCCAGTGGGTTGCCGCCCTCAACGACAGCGTGGAGAAGGCCTTCAACTCGGAGTGGCCTGTGGAGTCCGTCTCCGTCGCATCCAACCAGCTTGAGGTCGGCTCAACAAAGACGCCCTTTGAGGACGTGATAACGCTGGCTGCGGACCGTGTGACGTCGCACTTCCTAACCCAAAAGGGGACCCCCGGGTTCAACGCTTGGAAGCATGTAAGCAAATATGGCTGGGTTTCCGTTGAAGTGGTTTGGGGCACCCCGCCGAAAGCAACATGAAAGTTTTCGCCTACCTTCGCGTCAGCACCAAGGAACAACTGGACGGCGGCGGATTTGAACGCCAGCTCGAGACCATCAAGTCACTCTGCGCGCACCGCGGCTGGACCATCGCCCGAGCCCCCTTCCGCGACCAGCAAAGTGGCGGGACGGAATTCGAAGGACGCGCCGGGCTGCAAGAAATTCTCGCCCTCGCTGGCGGGGACAACGCCCTCGGCATTGATACCGTCGTGGTGGAAAACGCCTCTCGCATTGCGCGCGACCTGATGGTGCAGGAGATTTTTCTGAGTGAGTGCCGCAAGAGACAAATCAAAGTCGTAGCCGCCGACTGCGGCGAGGAACTCGTCATGGCGGGTGCGGACCCCACGCGGGTTCTGATTCGACAGATTCTCGGTGCCTTGGCCCAGTGGGAAAAATCCCAGACCGTCTTGAAGCTGCAAGCGGGGCGGCGCAAGAAGGCGCGCGAGACTGGGGTGCCCTGCGGTGGTCCCGTGCCCTACGGAAAGAACCCCGGAGAACTGGCGGTCATTGCTGACATTTGGAAACTCCGCAAGGCGGGCAAGTCGATGCGAGACATCGCGAATAAAATGCAGGAACTCGGTTACCCGGCGCCCGCGGGAAAAAACTGGTATGGCGTCACGGTGCTACAGATTTTACGGCGCGAAGAGAACCGGCGCTCCGCTGAACTCAGGTTCTCAATGGACAACGACCAATGAAGCCAGAGAACACCAAGACTGGTCCAGTGGAGTGGCCCGATGACCCGCTGGAAGTGGAGACGCCGCCGAACAAGAAGCGCTACCGCCGCGTGAAGAAGTCTGTGAAGAAGGGTGTGGTAGTGGTGCAGCCGCCGAAGACTGAGAAGTCTGACGAGATACTTTTATGAGCCACGACGCCGCAAAACAAATCGTGCGCGAATACGACAGGCTGTGCAAGTCGAACGCGGCTTTCCGAGAGTTCGTGGAGTTCTGCCCGAGCGCCTCGATGGAGGAGAGTCTGGAAAGCTGGAAGTGGGTTTCCGCACTCATCGAGAAAGCGATTCACCGGACGATTCGTGATTTGACGCAGCCGCCCGCGCCGCCTACACTGGGCAAACAGAAAGACCGATAGCATGAACGCAAAAATACTCACCGCTCCCAATGGCGTGCTCATTCGCGCCGACCACATCATCTCGGTGTCTCCGATTATACAGTCATCCGAACTGGGCACAGACGGCTTCGAGGTTTACGTCATCGGCTCGGAAGCACCTTACGTGTTCGCGGCGGAGTGGGCCCCGGATTGCATCAGCGAAAAGAAGCGCAAGGAGAAAACGGTGAATCTGCGGCAGGAGTTCGTGGATGCGTGGGCGGCGGCACTCGGCTGGGGGACCTTACCTTTTTCCAACAACTGACGTCATGTTTTCCCTCTCTGGAATCAAGCTAGCTAACCGCCCCAAGCAGGTCGCCAAGGCGCGACGCCTCGCCCGCGCGCTCAACGCGAGGGACAAGAAGCACCCGAAGAATTTTGAGAAGACGGGACGAGCAATCTGCGACGAACTGAACAGGAACGCGTCCCGGCGCGCGAAGGTTGTGTTCTACGCGGACACCCCAAAGCCCTACGACATCGAGGAGCTGAGGAAGACAAATTTTTCCTGAGTTGACAGCGCACCAGTTCGCGCGATATGTTCAGGTGTAGTAGCTCTTTGAAATTGCGGGGAGAATGGGATTCAAGTCAGTCTCATAAGCTGACCTCTGGTGGTTCGACTCCACCCCGCCGCAACCAATTTGTCGGCGGAACCAGCAGCCTTTTCGGCAGCAATGGACTGCCGACAGAACAGTAGTCGAGACGGGGAGCGCGAAGTCGCGGACATCCCGCGCCCGAAAGGACGCATGGCCCCGAACCACCTCGGCAATCGCAGACGGCTCCTGCGTAATGAGAGCCGTGCAATTTTGACGCAACTCCAGCCAAAAGAGCCGACGCATCGCAACGCGAAGACCGGCAAGCGGGGAAGGTTAAGGAAGCGTTGACGGAAGATGGCTCAGCCGAGGGCTCGCGAAACCTGCGATAGTGCGTCTCAAAAACCCCGCTTACTTTTGCACGCTTGATGTCAAGGGACCACGAGAGTCTCCAAAACTTTCCAGCCGGGCGCGATACCCGGAGCGTGTGCCAATTTATGGAAAACGAGTTTTGCAAAACTCTGGTCCCAACGGAGTGCATCTCCTATCCGCGCTCCGGTCACCACGCTCTGGTGGACCTGCTGCGTGTTTACTTCGAGGACTCCTTCGTCTACGGCGAAATCTACCGCGACCCCGCGGCCACGCTGGGCAATCTTCTCCCTCCGGTCAACTACCAGAAGAACCACGACTTCGGCCTGCTCACTCCCGTTCTGCCCGAGCGGCAGTATCTCGTGCAGGTCCGCAACCCGCTCGAGTCCATCGAGAGCTGGGAAGTTTTCGACCGGCGTGTCGGGCACATCCCCGAGACGCACGAGGCCCGCTTGGACTTCTGGACAGCGTTTGTCAAGAAGTGGGTGTTCGCAGACATCCCGAACCGTCTTGTGGTCTGTTACGAGGACCTCGTTGGAGCCCCGCTGGAAACCTGCACGGCAGTTATCCAGTTCTTGACGAAGACGCAGAACGTCGACACAACCCATCTGTCGCGCTGCCTAGAACGCAGCCCGCTCAAGCGCCGCCGCCCGCACGTCCCGCGCCTCTACTTAAAGGCTTGACTTTTCCCGCCGACGGGGACTTCTTTCGGTAGTTATGCCGAAAGAAATCACTGCACACGACCCTCGTAGTTTCAACGACGAAGAGGACTACCGCAACGCCGAAATGGGCAAGGGTGCCTCCTGCAACCCGAGCGGCCCCGACCCGTCGACCAAGCCAAAGGGCAAGTTCAACGAGAGCTACGACAGCGGAGCCCGTCCGGGCCCCTCGACCAACACCAAGGTCTAAGTCCCCCATGCGTGCAACTGTTGCTGGCGCCACCGGCTTTGTTGGCCGCGCCTTGGTCAAGCACCTGCGAGAGCACGGCTCGTATGTCCGGCCCGTGAGCCGTAGTCTGGGCTTCGACCTCCGAAACCCCGACGAGGCTTACCTCGCCACGGACGACGTCGACCACGTCTTCAACCTCGCCGCGCAGGTGGGCGGCATCGGCTTCATCGAAGCGAACGACGCCGACTGCATTTTCTCTTCGGTCATAAACGCGAACCTGCTCCGCGCGTGCGCCGCATCCCGCAATCCGCCGCGCTACTTCTACGCCAGCTCGAGCTGTGTATACCCCGGAGGGCCTTACCCGATGCAGGAGCAGCAGGCGCTCCCCGCGATGCCCCACACCGGCTACGGTTGGGACAAGATTTTTTCTGAGCAAATGTGCTGGGCCTTCGAGAAGGACAAGAATGTTCCCGTGGTCGTCGCGCGATTCCACACGCTTTACGGACCCGGAGACTCGAGGCCAACGGGACGCGAGCACGTCATCGAAGCGCTGTGCAAAAAGTTTGTAGTCGCCAAGTTGAGCGGGACACGCGAAATCGAAATCTGGGGCGACGGAACGCAGACGCGCAGCTTTCTTTACATCGACGATTGCGTGGAAGGGATTTTGCGAATGGCTGACGTTCGCGGCTACGTTCGACATCTCCCCGCGCTGAACCTCGCGCACCCGAAGCCGTATTCCGTCAATGAGATTGTGGACCTGCTCGAGGAAATTTCTGGCATCCACCCCTTGCGGCACTATCAAGCGAACGCGCCGACCGGAATCCTCCACAAGACCTCCGACAACGCGGCGCTTCGCGCCGCTCTAAACTGGGAGCCACCGACGCTTCTCCCCTACGGGCTCGAAAAGACCTACCGGGACCTTTTTGACCGGGCGCTGAGAAACGACGTGTGGCAAACTTCCCATCTCGACACCCGATGAAGCAGACAGCCGAGCAAGAAACGACGAGAATGCAATCGAAAACATTAAATCCGTTCACTCTCGTGTCGGTGCATGGTTATTATGGTGACTCCGCGCAGATTCGGCAGATGCTCCGCTATCAGGAGCACCACCAGTGCCCGCTCATCGTTGTCTCACCCGTCGACTCGCGCATCGACAGGATGGGGCCGCACATCTGCCGCTTCGCGGGCAAGCGCGCCTACATCGGCGACCTTTCTCTGGAGAGACAGTTCGCACAGATGCGCGTGCTGTTGGAATACCCGTTCGAGTATTTCCTCGCCAACGACTCCGACTCACTCTGCATCTCCCCGCGCATACCCGAGTATCTCTACAGCGACCCGCACAACTTCTGGTCGAATGAGGTCAGCGACATGATGCACCAACGCAAGCCCGGCTACCGGTGGCCTCGGCAAGCTTTTCAGCCGCCCTACTTTTTCTCCCGCCGAATCCTCGAGGCGATGATAAAGACCGAGGGCACGTTTGAATATGACCAGCAGACCCCTTTCATCGACTGGCTGATGATGGCGATTTGCTTCGCTGGAGAAATCCCGCACAAGAATTTTCGTGACGGAGTGAGCTGCCCGACTTCGGACCACCACAGCCGCCGCCACATGTGCAATCACATCACCCATCGCGGAGCGGTGATGTTGCATTCTGTCAAGACTCCGACGGCCCTTCAGGATATTGTCTCGGCGCGGCACCAGTTCAATCGAGTGAGGGGCAATGGAATCAAGCTGTGATTCCCGAGTCGACAAAGGCTCTCATCGAGAAGCTTTCGGTCCTCCTGCATAAGGAGCAGCCCATCGAGGCCGCTCGTCTGCTACTCAAGGACGCGGGCCGCGAGGACAAGGTCGAAACCAAGACGGAGGCCTACGCGGTGCTCACCCCCCTGCTGCACTACTGCCTCAACAACGGCGGGCACGCAGAGGCGGCGCAACTGTGCTGGGGCTCGACGCTTTTCACCCCGAAGCCCGAGTCCACGCAGCGAGTCTGGCGCGCGTTCGACACGGACAGCTTCATCCTGCTCATGGGCGCGGCGTCCATGTCGAAGTCCTACTCAATGGGCGTTCGCCTGATGCTCGAGTGGATTCGCGACCCGGAGTTCACCACCGTCCAAGTCCTCGGCCCATCAGAGAACCATCTTGAAGACAACCTTTTCTCCCACCTCGTCGAACTCCACCGCAGCTCCACCATCCCGCTGCCCGGGGTGGTCGGGAAACTTTTTATCGGCCTTGACTCCCGAAAGCGCCGCGGCGCAATTCGGGGAGTTGTGGTTCCACTGGGAAAAAAAGCCGCAGGACGGGTCCAAGGAACAAAGCGGTTCAACCGAAAGAAACCCCACCCCATTTTCGGTGCTCTTAGCCGGATGTTCGTCTTCCTTGATGAAATGGTGAACATCCCGAAAGGGATTTGGAAAGACATCGACAACTTGCTGGCGAACGCGCAGGGCGACGACGGTCTGAAAATCATCGGGGCCTTCAACCCGACGGACCCGCAGGACGAAGTCGGCAAGCGCTGCGAGCCGAGCGGCGGATGGGCCGGATTCGACGCAGACCGAGACTTCGATTGGAAGTCCGTCCGCGGTTGGCGCGTAGTCCGACTCGACGCAAAGTTTTCCGAGAACGTCCAGACGGGCAAGATGATTTACTCTGGCCTCCAGACCAAGGAGGGCTTCGACTTCATCATCGCCAACGCGGGCGGCACGGACTCGCCCGGCTACTGGACGATGGCGCGCGGCTGTTTCCCTCCCACGGGTGTCTGCATGGCTGTCATCCCCGGCGGGATGCTCAACAAGTTCAAGGGTGAGTTCATCTGGCTCGAGACGCCGAACGAGTGCGCGGGCTTCGACCCGGCGCTTCAGGGCAAAGACGCGGCGTATTTCGCCAAGGGAAAATTCGGAGTCGCCTCCGGCATCAAGCTTCCGCCCACGGTGGACGCGCCGAACGGGGTGACAATCTTTTTCAAGAATCGCGTAGGCCACAACGCCCCCCGTTGGGCGCTCCAACTCGAGGCTCTGTTCAAGATGCCGAAGCCGCAGGGGGACTCACCAAGCCAAGAGATGGCGGAGGCGGTCGTCAAGATTTGCCGACAGCTTTACGTCAAGCCCGGGTGGCTGTGCATGGACCGCACGGGCAACGGGCAGGGAGTCTACGACATCGTCAAATACATTTGGTCCACCGAAGTCCAAGGCGTGAACTACTCCGAGGGCGCCACTGACCGAAAAATCATGGCGGAGGACACGAAGACGCCAGACGAACTCTACGACCGGGTGCAGACGGAGCTGTGGTTTCTGATGCGGAAGTTAATCGAGTTCGACTACGCGAAGGTGCTGCCCTCCGCGGACACCTCCGACCTCATCTCGCAGCTCGGCACCCGCTGGTTCCGCGCCACAGGAAAAATTTCCAAGGTTGAGTCGAAGGACGACTACAAGCTCCGCAACCAAGCGAACTCCCCGGACGAAGCGGACGCCGTGTCTCTGCTTTTCTACGGCGCGCGCAACGCGGCGCAGGTCACGTTCGGCATGACCCCGGAGAACACTTCCGCCGAAGGCTTCGACGACGACTACAATTCCCCCGACTATCGCGTCGACGTCACTAACCAATTTGAGTCGTTACCCGACGACAACTTTTGATATGCTGACAATGAATCCCAACATTTGGCCGGACGGCGGATGGTTTTTCAAGGACGCCGAAGGGACCAAACACCGGGCCAGCAGTTTCCCCGCGCTGGTGAAACTCGTCATTGAGTATCGGCAACGTCGCAGGCAGGACGTCGGAAACCCCACGCTCGAAATCATGACGCAACTTTGCGGGCGCAACCAAGGCTTCTGCAAAGACACCAACGGGCCGGGTCCGATACCCGAGTCTCCCGACGGTAACATGATGGCGAAAGTCCTCAACTTCATGAACTGGCTCATTCAGGAAAAGCGGCTCGGGCACGTGCGACTCATCGACCGCAACGTCGCGCTCGCGCGTGCGAACATCTGCGCGCGATGCCCGCGTCAGCGCAGCCTCCCGACAACGTGCGGAAGCTGCAAGGCCAGCGTCGCCACGAGCCGCCGGGGCATCCTCGACGGCAACGACCCGGTCCACCAAGGCATCTCTGTGTGCGGAGCGCTCAACGAAGACGTCTGCACCGTCGTCCACCTCGCCGTTCCGAGACGCAGCGATGAAACTTTGCCCGCGGAATGCTGGCGGAGGAACTGTTAATGGTTTTTCCCAACCCCTTTCAGGCAATCCGGTCCTTTCACCGTTTGGTGAAAGCCTACTTTCGGGGCGACGCCTTCTTCGTCTCGGGCCGGGTGCTGAAAAAACGACGCAGAAAATGCAACACCTGCTTCCACCGAGACCCGCAGAGCGACCAGTGCCGCCTGTGCTCCTGCTTTTTGAGCGTAAAAACCCAGTTGACGACCGAGCGATGCCCAGTTGACAGGTGGTAAAACCGCAAACCTCTTACTTGTGCCAGAAATGACCAATCTCAACACCAACACCAGCGGCTATACTGGCGACACGCAGGGCGCCGTCTCCCCTCCCGACATCTCATCGAGCCTCAAACCCCGCGCACGCGCCATCAAGGACGCCCGGCAGGCCGAAAATATCATCAAGTCGATGGAGGTGAACAACCGACACCGGAATATCAAGAACGCCAGAATCATGGCGAAGTATAATTCGGAGCGGCCTTACACTCACGACGCTCTGAAGCAGGACGGGCTGGACTGGAAAAGCAATTTCACGACCAAGCCGCTCCCGATGCTCATCGACAAAGTGGCCCCGCGCTTCGTTTTGTCGGTTCAGTCGATGAAATACCTCACCAACGCGCATTTTCCGGACGACTTGCCGGGCGCGGATAAGAAAACCGAGGCTTTTCGTCGCGAGCTGACCAACTTGGTCCGCCAGAAGGCCGGTTGGAGCAATTTGCTGACCGAAGTCGCGCAGGAAAACGCACTTTTCGGCTTCTGCGCCGTCGGTTGGCTCAATCGCTTCGAGTGGTTCCCGAAATTCGTCCGACAAGACGAGTTTTTCGTCCCGACGGGCACCAAACAGCACTCGGACAGCGCGCAAATCGTCGTCCTCAAGGAGCGCTACCTCATCCACGAGCTTTTCGGGCTGATTTCCGACAAAGATGCCGCGCAGGCCACCGGCTGGGACATCAAGGAGACGGTCACCGCCATCAACAACGCAGTCCCCGAGGACCGTCGCGCCCAATACTCGAATTGGGAGCGTCTTTACGAGGATTTGATTCGCGAGAGCAACGTCGGCATCTCGCACGAGCAAGGCGCACGAATCATCGAGACGTGGCACTTGCTGGCGCGCGAAACTTCCGGAAAAGTCACTCACTACATCTACACGGCACTCGGCTTCAAGGAAATTTACTGCAAGGAAGACAAGTTCGAGAACATGTCGGACGCCTGCGCGTTCTTTTCCTTCCAGCACGGCAACGGAAACATCCACGGCTCGAAGGGAATTGGCCGCGAGATTTATTCTCTCGCCGCGATGCTCGACCGCACACGCAACGAAGTGGCTGACCGCCTGAATCTCAGCGGCAAGCTGGTCATCCAAGCGGACGACAAGGCGCTCAAGAAATTTAGAATGAGTGTGGTCGGCAATACCATCCTCATCGGCAAGGGCTACGAGGTCCTCGACCGAAAAATCGAAGCCGAGGTCGAACCGTTCCTCCAGCTCGACCAGTTCCTCACCGCCCTGCTCGACCAAATTGCCGGAGCGACCACGCCCCGCGTGTTCGAGGGCGAACGCGTCACCAAGGCGCAGGTAGACTTTTTCGCGCAACGCGAGGGCGAGTCGAAGGACAACATCATCGGTAGGTTCCTGAATCAGTTCGTCGACATGATGACGACCATTCAGAAACGCGCCTGTGACCCGAACACCAACGAAGCCGACGCGCTCGACATGCAGCGACGACTCCTGTTGATTATGTCCCGGGAAGAACTCGACTATATCGCCAACCAGCGTGTGGCCGAAACCGTCCGCGACTACACTGACCTCGAGCGGCAGCAGGTTATTCTCATCGCGCAGGAAGGTCGGGGTAACCCGCTCTATAACGCGAAGGAACTTGAACGCCGCAAGCTCACCGCGCAGGTTGACGAAGAGTTCGCCAACGCCGTGTTGCTCCCTGACAACGACCCGACGGAACAGGCCGAGCAGAGCCGCCAGCAGATGATTGAGCTGGACTTGCTCACGCGTCACGCAACGCAGATTCCGGTGTCCCCGCGGGACAGCCACATGATTCACTTGCAGCTCTTGGTGCCCGCGCTCGAGTCCACGGCTCAGGCGATTGTCCAAGACCCTTCACAGGTGGAGACCCTGAAAGCGATGCTCGCGCACGCGACCGCACATTTTCAGATGGCGGTGCAGGCGGGAGTGGACAAGAACGAACTCGCCCCCATCAGCGAACTGTTGAACCAGCTCACCAAAGCCCTTCCGGAACTCGAGGCCAACGCTCAGCAGAACGCCGAGCAGCAGCAGATGGCGGAGGGCAACCAGATTCAGTCGAGCATTGACCAGACCGGCGCGCTCCCAGCGGTTGCAGCGGGCGCGCCTCAGATGGCCTCCCCGTTGACCCCCACGCTATGATAATCTTCGCGCCGAAAACCGTCGAGTGGACATCAGACGACGCCGCTCGTCTCAAAGAGTTTTTGAACTCGCCGACCGGCACTCGCATGTTGGAGGTCCTTGACATCGCTTCGCCCGAAATCACAGACGGCGCGCACGCCCACAAAGCGCTCGTCATGTCTGGCCGAGTGGCGCAGCACAAGGAAACCCTCGAGACCATTTTCCGCCTGACCTACGAGAACCCGAACGAGCCCGTCGTTCAGGACACGCCGAGCACAAACTACAAGTCGCTCGATGACGACGACGCGTGGGCGGAAGAAGACAAAGCGGCGCTTGACAAAAGCAAGAATCCGACAACCTCTTGAGTGCAGTTAAAATACGAACCGTGTGCCTATGCCCGACATCACTACTCCGCCCGCTCCTGACCTAGCCTCCATCCCACCCGGGGTGAGCCTCAACCCAGACCCCGCCGCCGTCGCCGATACCGGCGCCGCGCTGGACGCCCTTTTCAAGCCCATCGACGTTCCCGAGACCCCGGAACCCAGACCAATTGTGCCCACGCCCGCGGCGCCTCCGGCTGAACCGCCGAAGCCCGTGGCCGGAGCACCCGTCGTCCCCGAGCTGCGACCCGGAGTTCCAGCCCTGCCCGGGCTGCCCGTCGCCCCTGCCGCTCCCGTCGTCACTCCCGCCGCGCCGGTCGTCCCTGAGCCGGTGAAGGACGAGTTCGATGCCGTGCAGCTCCCGCCGCACACCAAGTCGGAAGTTGCTCAGTCTTTCGACAAGTTGAAGCAGACCTCTCGCGACCGCCTCGCCGCGCTTGCCAAGGAGCGCGACGAAGCCGCGGCCCGCGCCAAGGAACTCGAAAGCCGACCGGCTGTCGACCCGAAGGTCGAGGCTGAGCTGAAAGAGCTGCGCGAGTTTCGCCAGAAGATGGACGTGGAAGCTGACCCGACTTTCAAGGAATACATCCAAGAGAGTCAGGCCAACGACACCGCCATCTGGACCAAGCTGAAAGAGGCCGGAGCGAACGACGCGACGCTCGAGAAGATGAAGTCCATCGGGACGAAGGAACTCGACTGGGAAATCATCCTCGAGAAACTTCCGCCGGTCACCCGGCGCTACGTCGAGAATAAGCTCGCCGTGAACGAGGACCTGCACGACCAGCGCGCTCGCGCCATCGAGGCCGCGAAAAGCAACGCGTCCGAATTCCTCGCCGAGCGCGAGAAGTCGCAGACGCAGGACGAGCTGGCCCACTACGCGCGCGCGGAGGAACACTTCGGCAAGGTGTCCACGCAGTTGCCGTGGTTCCAAATCCAGAAGGTCGAAGCGACTGCGACGCCCGAACAGCGCGCCGCCATCGAAGCGGAGAACAAGTTTTACCTCGCCACCCGTGACCAAGTCACGAAGATGTTGAAGGACCCGTCTCCCGAGATGCGCTCCATCGCCGCCCTCGGCTACGCACAGATGCTGCGGTTGCAGGAAGAGATTCCCGCGCTCCAAGCGGAGCACGCCGCCGAGAAGAAAGGGCTGGCCGACGAAGTCGCGAAGCTCACGGCGCAAATCAAGGAGAAGGACGAGTTCATCGCCCGACTCAAGGGGGCCTCTCGCACCGTTCTTCGCGAGGGCACCGCGCCCGCTCCCGGCGGCGCAGCCGCTCAGCCCACGATTCACGAACACGGCTCAGTCGCTATTGACCGGCTTCGAGCCGAACAAACGGCGGGCGCGTGAAATTTCCAAGCGTGCCGTTGTGGAGGGTGCAGTGGTTCATCACTGACATCCGCAGAGCCCTCTCCAACTTTTTCAACCCCGACCGCAAGTATCACTTGGAGCGCGTGGGCCGCGCCTCCGAAGACCCGAACTTCAAGTTCGAGATGCTCGATGGGTGCCTCAACGCTCTCATCAGCAAAGAAACAGGGTGCATAGTCTTCGAGCGGAAGACCGGTGGGCTATCCCCGATGAACATGGTGTTCATCCTGCTGTTCCTCGAACAGAACCCGAAGGCAAAGGCGTTTCTCGCAGACGCCCTGATTCCTTTCCAGCACCACGGCATCGCGCCGCGCACCTTCCAAGAGGCGAAGGACGGCAAGACGTGGACGCAGCTTCTCGAAGAGTCGAAAGCCGGGACGCGCGGGACCCCGTTGAGACGGTGGTCTGAAATCACCGCAGAACTAGAAAAACAACCAAAGTGAACACTACGCTTCACGAAGGCAAGCAAGTTGAAATTCTTCTCCCGTGGTATCGCGAGGTCGCGCCTCAAGTTGCTTTCAGTGTCATGCGTCTCATGGACAAGGGGCGCATTGGTGTCCGCGCTCGTTGGGGTGACGCGTGCATTTATCACGTTCGCAACGTGCTGGCGGAGGAGTTTCTCCGCTCTGGCGTCGAGTGGAGCTTTTGGGTGGACGGCGACGAGATTCTTCCTACGGGCGACGCGAAACTTCACAACGCCCTTACTCAACAGTCTCTTCCTGATGATTTCGCCGGGCTCAATGTCTTGGACCGACTTCTGTCTCACGGTAAAACTCTCGTGGGTGGCGTTTATTGGGGCCGCAGTCCGAACAGTAAACCGATTTACGCGGAGGCGATGACCAGCGTGAAGGAGGACGCCTACGCGCGCAAGGGTCCCTACAATCTCGTCAAGCCCACGGCGTGGATTGGCTTCGGTGCCGTTCTGGTCCACCGCTCGGTTTTCCTCGACATCGAAAAGCGCTATCCTCACTTGGGGCGCAAGGAGGACGGCACGGGCGGCAATTGGTTTTCTCCGAACGAGCAAGACATCCGCCGCAACTTTGACACCTTCGGGGACATCCTCAAGGAGGGCTGCGACTCGACCACCAAGCTAGCCAAGCTCCAAGCGCACTACGACACCGCCGTCCGCCAGAGCGCGCGCTTGCCCGTGGGCGCGGGCGAGGACGTTTCGTTTTGCCAGCGGGCCGCGGACTGTGGTCACGTTCCTCACGTCGACATGGCGCTGTATTGCGGACATTTGGGAGATAGATGTTATGGCAGGCTCACATGAACAAAATTCTGCTCGCGCTCCAGTTTTGGGAAAAAGACAAGGCCGACGCGATGCGGAACGCGCGGTTCGTCGCGGACCTTGAGGCGCGGCACTCCGACCTCGCTGACTTCCTTTTCTGCGCCCGCTTCGACTGCACGCATGACGCGGCGACGGTTGCGCACGTCAGCAAAAAGTTCAACACGTTCACCTTCATCAACAAGAACCGGCGCGCGGAGGGCTGGCCATTCGGCTGCAACGAACTTTTTTACGGCATGGTTGACCACGTCTACACGCAGATTGAGGCAAAGAAAATGCCCCAGTATAAGGCTGTGCTCGCGTTCGAGGCAGACGGAAACCCGATGGCACCTGACTGGATTTCCCGGCTGCATTCCGAGTGGGACAAGTTTCACGCCAAGGGGGCGAACATGGTGGGCGCGCTGATTCCGCCGGGTCCGCCGGAGACGGGCGGCAAGCACATCAACGGCAACTGCATGATTTCCGCCGAGCGCGAGTATCTGCACTGGATTGCCCGCAAGATTGGCGGCTGTCGCCCGACGGCGGGTTGGGATTGGGTTGGCGCGCCGCTATTCCAAAAGGCGGGCTGGGCGAATTGTCCGGGGATGCGCTCTTTCTGGCGCTCTCCCGCGATGCCCGCGCACGTCTTTGACCGGTTGCGGGCGGAGGGTGTCTTCTTCGTGCATGGGGTCAAGGACTCCTCGATAATTGACCTCGTGCGGTCTCACATGGTAGGGTAGGGCCACTGGGACTCCCACTCCGCAAATCCCGGGTTGACAAACCCGTAGTTTCTCACATTCTATTTCCCGACCTACCGTTGCCCGGTCAGCGACACAGAGTCTAATCCCTTGGTGACTCGCAAGGCGGACGTTCGGCCTCCCCGTAAAGGCTGAAAAGAAGCTCCACGCTTCAACACCGTGGAATTGTGAGAAAACCAGTCCCGAAAAGGGACAAAGAAAGATAAACTACTGTGGGAGACTGCATTACACCGGCACAAATTTCTGATATTGCCCAGAAGGATACCCAGCGCTTGGTAGGCGCTATCGCTAAGACGTTGGCTGCCAACGCCCCGTTCATGAATGTTATTTCGGGCGGAGTTTTTCCGTCCGGCACTTCTGACGAAATCCGCACCAGCGTCCAGCTCCAAGCTGCGCCCGGCGACTCTCTGGCTCTGCCCGAGTTCGTCTGCGACACCGACCTCTGTGGGACTCAAGGCCATCAGGACTTGACGGACGCCATCAACTTCGTCGTGAAGCTCGAATCGAAACGTGGTTTCGGTCCGCGCGTCTGCGTGAAGAAAGGCTACTCTGCCTTCAAGACCAGCTACCTCGCCTCTGAGGACTCGCTGAAGAAACTCGTCACGCAGTATATCAACTCCGACATCCGCGCTCAGCTTTACCTGCGCTCGGCCTCGAAGTTCACTGCTGTTGCCGGTTACGATTTCAACTCGCTGTTCACCGGCGGGACTGAGACCGACATCGGTGTGAAGTTCGCGCCCATCCTGCCCACCGGCCCGATGAGCTTCAAGGCTCTTCACTACATCGCCCGCTACATCAAGGAGAACTTGTTCGCCGAGATGTTCGACGCTGGCGACAAGGGCAGCCCGCACTTCCGGGTCATCGCCTCCGCCGACCAGATTGAGCTTTTCCGAGCTGAATCCGGCGTCAAGGACGTCCTCCAGAGCTACGTCACCGGTGGCTACAAGCAGGGAGAACTCTCCCTCGCTGGCTACTCGTGGGAAACCGCTCCCGCCTACCGCGGCCTCGCCTTCGGTATCGACCAGCGTCCTCTGCGCGCCACAGGCTTCAAGGCCAACGGCACGCTGAACCTCGTCGACCCCGTGACGATTGTCACGAACGCGACCCGCAACACCGCTTACGCCAAGCCGAATCCGAGCTGGCTCACTGCCGACTACGAGGTTTTGTTCCTCTTGGCCGACATGTCCTTCGAGCGTCTCGTCCCCGAGCGCTACGTCGGTGAAGGCTCGTTCAAGTTCGCGCCCCAGCTCTACATGGGCGAACTCGAGTGGCACTACCAAATCGACAACGACTGCAACGTCTACGGCGATTTCGGTTGGCACAAATACCAAATCATCCGCGCCTACAAGCCGATTCGGCCCCAGTTCGTGGTCCCGATTCTGTATCGGCGCTGCACCGCTGACCTCGGCCTGCCCGACTGCGCTGTTCCGTCCAGCTCCAGCTACACTGGTTCTGACGCGTTCACCACGGTTGGTGTGACCTGCGAAGCCTAAGCTTCAGCATCGGGGCTGTAACAAATTCTGCACAGTTTTTGTTACAGCCCCAACTCCTTTTTCTTATGGCTGAATTCGTTGAACACGGACTGCATGACCAAGAATGGCCGACGCTGGCGAAAGCCGCGAACGACCTTTTCTCGCTCGGCCTGTCCCCCTACAATGACCCGAAAGACGTCCTTGTAGCCATCCTCGACTCTGTCGGCACGGACGCAAAAAACACCGAGACCCTCGACAGCTTGCTCGTCAAGCTTCTCGCGCACGTCTCGTAAACACTGTCGGTGTTGCTTTGCACGCAGCAACGCCGGTTCGTAGGAGAGGGTTGCGGACACACTCCGCAGCCCTTTTTTGTTCGTTGACGGAAGTAAATCACTCGGACTTATTAAGAGAATATGTTCACTGACCCGAGGCCCATCTGGGGAGACGAGAACAACGTCCTCCTTCAGAAAATCGCGTCACTGCTGACCCCTGATATGTTTGCTGACACTGCACCGAAGCTGGGAGACACGGACAACAACCTGTTGTTCAAAATCTGCCAGAGGCTCAACACCGACAACTCCGGGAACTTCCCGCCGAGTCTGGGTGACACGGACAACAACCTGCTGTTCAAAATCGCGCGGCTCCTGAACGGCGAATAACCATGTATTCCGACGCCTCACCCAAACTCGGGGATACCGACAACGTCCTGCTTTTTAAAATCGCGCAGGGCATCAACGCGGGCGTGAGCGGCATCACGCAAGCCGCCGCCGACGCGCGCTACGTGTTCAAGGCGGGCGACGACATGACCGGGGCGCTGAACATCGCAACCTCCGCTGACGAGCCGCAGCTTAAGCTCACGGTCTCCCCGGGCCAGACCACGGAGGCTTTTCAGGTTTTTGCCTCGGACGGAGTGACACAGGTTTTCGGAATCAACTTCTCTGGCACCACGAACATTATCCGGCATCAGGCCGACGCCTCGGGCGCGTCGTGGAATCGTTTCAAGCGAGGCACCGTCGGCGACGCCGACTCGGTGGTCCTCTTGGGCGAACAGATTGCGCAGGACAATTATCAGGGGTGGACGGGCGCCGCCTACGGAATCGGAGGTCAGTTCCTCTGCCGCGCGCGGGAAAACTTTGCGGCTGCCGCTCTCGGCACCCAGTTTGATTTTCGTGCGTGCGCCATTGGCTCGGCCTCGTTGGAGGACGTGCTGGTGCTCTCGACCACGTCGCACAATCTCGTCACTGGTGACTACTACCTCCGCGGAAATCCTCTGCTCCACAACACCGTTGCCTACGGGTCCGGCACGGTCTACACGCTGACCGCGACCTCGGCAGCCGTCGACTTCGGAACTGTCGACCCCATCATTACGCTGACGGCGACGGGCACGTATCGCCTGCGTGGGCGTGTGAAGGTCAATCTCAACGGCGCGACGTTCGCCGCGAACCGCACGCTGACCATCAAGCTGCGCCGGACGAACAACACCCCCGCGGACGTAGCGGGCTCGGCGACGACGTGGACGGTTCCCATCGTGACGACTCTCACCAACACACTCGCGGTCATCGAGCTGCCAGAGACTTTTTACACGACCGCAGTCGCAACCGACACCATTCAAATTTTCGCGGACATCAGTGTGCTTCCATCGGCGGGGACAATCTCCATCGACGAAGCCAGCGTGTCCGCCATCCGGGTAAGTTAATGCAAATTCCAGACAACATCAAAGTGAGCGCGGCCAGTTTCGTCGGCGTGGTGACGCCCAGCGCAAACATTTTCCTCGACGGCGTCGAGCCTGCGCTCAAGGTTCTCCTGCTCCTCGCGCAGATTGCGGTCGCAGTTACTTCCGCCCTCTACGTTTACTCGAAGTGGAAGAAAAACCGAAAGTAATCATATGCCCACGAACCCTTTTAATGAGTATCCGATTAACCTTGGCCGAGTTCTGGCTCTGGCATACGGAATCGACGCACGCCCTTACGACACCGAGCTGCAACTTTGGGTCAAGGTGGCGGAGTCCCTTGGCGCCTCCGTCACGCCGTATGATGACCTCGACGCAGTGCTGAGCAGAATCGCTGATGCGGGGGGTGCGACGCCCTGTCCTCCGTGCCCCCCATGCCCCGCACAAGTCATCTCCGCAGAACCGACAACGGAAGCATTCTTGTCTCAGGTCGAGTTCCAGCCCTCTAACTGGCAGAATGCTCCGATGTCGGGAGTCACGTCGGTGACAATCAGAGTCGAGAACTACCTTTCCAACATGGATTGGGAGGACTGCCCCGATTTAATCTCCCTGTCACTCCCAGAATTGGTCACGTTTGGTGATGGGGTTAAAGAGTGCATGTTTGTTATCGTTGACTTGCCTAATTTCACGACCTTATCAGTTCCGAACCTGCAAACCTTTGACGGGGGGATTCCCGGGTCTGGAGTCCTAATAATCGACTCTTGCGCCGCTTTGACCAGCCTCTCGTTTCCCGCTCTAGTGTCCTTCTCATCTGGTTTTCGGGTAACAGATAACCCCTCTCTCACCTCGGTCTCTTTGCCGGTGTGGGTTCCGTCTGTGAACTGCAACGCCGATTTTTCGCTCAACGCGCTCACTCAATCTGCCGTCGACCACATCTTGGCCCGGCATGTTGCGAGCCCGGCTTGGGGGAGTAATGGAGAAGCGCTGGATTTATCGGGCGGGACAAACTCGGCACCGGGGGCGCAAGGACTTTTGGATGTTGCGACCCTGACTGGTCGAGGTGCCGCAGTGGACACGAACTAAGATTTATATGAGGAAACAAAAGTTATCAGGCCTCGCGAACTTTCTAGCCGCGGTGGAAGCGGGCGGCCCATCTGGTATTTCAGACTCCAATCTTCGGGAGCATATCCCGCAGGTGTCTTTCCTTGGGCGAAGACTTGTTCTAGACGTGCTGGAAGCAGCGGGCGCGATTTCTCGTGACGGCACAACTGTCCGAAATATCCAGCGATGAAACCACTTCTCGCCTCCATCCTCGCTGTCGTCCTCCTGACCGGATGCACAATGCCGCTCAAGCCCGGCAAGTCTTCCGTCATCACAAACCACGGTCAGGTGACGGTCCAGCAATCCGAGAATCCGAAAGCCGAGACGGTTCAGGACTACAAGCGCACCACGGACAAAAACGGCGTCGTGACCGAAGAGGTCCACACCGTTATTGGCGCGGCGCAGAAAGACGTGGCTCGCGAGATGGCCGCCAAGCTCGGCTCACTCCGCCCTGTCATGTGGGTCGGCATCCTCGTGTTACTTTTCGGCATCGCGAGCTTCCACCCTTACCTGCGCGCCATCGTGGGAAGCGTCACGACCAGCGTCATCATCGTCGTAGCGGGCCTCGGCATGATTGTGCTGCCCTCGGTCATCGTGGGAAACGAAATTTTAATCTTGGGCGCGGGCGTCGGAGCAATCGTGCTCTACTGGTTCTCGCACCGTCACGGAAAACTTCAAGGTCTGGTTGACGCCAACAAAGACGGCATCGACGACCGAAAGCAATAAATGAGCTGCAACTCTTGCAATCAATCTAGCTGCTCCGGGGGATGCACGAATCGCTGCACGCCCTGCAACACCGACTGCGACGCGAACAGCGCCGCGTGCGAGACGTTGCCGAGCGCGCTGCAAAACTTCATCACCTCCTTTTACGGTCCCGGCTTAATCAAGACGGAGGTTGACGGCGTGGTTGAGTGGGTGCTGCCCTGCGACCTCGACACCGGAATCCCGGGAAACCCCAAGGGTGACGACGAAGGTCTCGCCTGCTACTTCAAGCGGCTTTTCGAAGACGGTCTAGTCGGGCTGCTCGGTCCGAAGGGTGACACGGGCGCAACCGGAGAAGCTGGTCGCAACGCCTACACGGTGGCGACCTCCGCGTTCGTTCCGGCTACCATCGCCGGTCAAACGGTGCAGTTCAGCATCATCCCGAGTCCGGTTGTCTCGGAGGGCCAAACGATTTTCATCCCCGGCTCCGGCTGGTATCTCATCACGGAAGTTTTCCAGTCCTCGGTAATCTTCGCGCAACTGCTCGAGTCAATCCCGACGCCGCTCGCGCTCATCCCGCCCGGCACGTTGGTCCTGCCCACGGGGCCGCGGGGTCTGAGCATCACCGGGCCGCAAGGTCTGCAAGGCGTGAAGGGTGACACGGGCGCAACTGGCGCAACCGGGGCGACTGGTTCAACAGGCGCGACGGGAGCAGTCGGGCCAGCGGGAGCCACTGCCACGAACACAAACGCGGCGGTCATCCCCACGGGCGCCGATTACGAGCTGACGAACGCCTACGCGCACGTCGTCTTCGGAACGGACGAGCTGGACACACCGCTCGCCACGGCAGGCACGTATCTTTTTCACGTCACGCTTTTCTGTAACAACGCTTCAGGCGCACCGAAACAGTGGTCCCTCAAGCTGGTGAACCAGAGCACGGCGACGGACATCGACGACTCGCAGTTCAGCATTGAAATTCCGACCACCTCAGTCACCAACATCACTTGGCCAGTTCTGCTGACCACGTCCGTGGACGGTCACGTCATCGAGGTCCAAGCGCTCTCTTCAGTAGGCGGCGCCACGGAAACCATCGTCGCACTCGACTCTCGCATCGTATATGTCAAATTGTCGTAACCAGAACCCGGTCATCCGGGATTCAGCTCTCGGCGACTGCTGCCCAAAGGCGGCGGGCACGAAGCGTCTCGACAAGGTGCCTCGCACACTGCCGCGACGCACGCACAGCACTGCTTGTGAAAGCGTGTTGCAGGACGAGGCCGGATTCGCCATTCTGGACGAGGTGTCCGGAGGTTTCATCCACGACGATTTAATGCAAAACCCCGAGTGCCCATGAGCAAAGTTTCAGACTACATCGAAGCAACAGAGTCCGTGACGCCAAACGGCGGATGGCTTTTCATCGCCGAGCTGCAAGACGACGGCTCCTACATCACGAAGAAAATTGCCCCGCATAACGTGGGCGCAGTCGGTCCTTCGGGCCAGCAGGGTATTCCCGGAGCCGACGGCGCACCCGGAGCAGCCGGAGCTAATGGAGCCGACGGCACGAACGGCACGAACGGCACCAACGGCACCAACGGCACCAACGGCACCAACGGCGACAACGCCGAGATGACGCGCTCCTCGACGGACTCCGAATCGGTCGGGACGGGCTCCAAGACTTTCGACTACACGGTGGCAGCCACCAACCTCGGCTGGGCCATCGGCACGAGGCTGCGCGCCGCGAGCGCGGGCACCCCGGCGAACTACATCGAGGGCCTCGTAACCGCGGTGAGCAATACGCAGGTGACAATCAACTCCGACAACTTCGGAGGCGCGGGCTCGAGTTCGGACTGGAACATTTCAATCGCCGGAGACAAGGGTGCGACGGGCGCAACTGGTGCAACGGGCGCGACAGGTGCCGCGGGTGAATCCTCGGACTGGCTCGACACTCGGGAAACAATCTGGGCGGGCACGCGCGGCGCATCAACTTTTGTTGGCGACAGCTACACCGTTACGACCGTGGCGGACTACACGCCGACCGCAGACATCATGGTCGGGGCGGACTTCCCGTCAGGCGGCGGAGGTGGCGGACGCGTCGGGTTGATTTCAACTCTCAACTACCCGTTTGGTTGTCGGTTCCAACATTTCACGATTATCAACGTCCCTCAGTCAGTGACCGAGCGCATTTGGATTACGATGACTTCGGACACTTCGTCAACCGCGAGCACGATGGCCAACAGCGACACTCCCGCCTTGAGCTACGTGGGTTTTCGCTACTCGACTTCCGTTCCGGACGCCGGGTGGAC